GTGAGCTCATACTTCGCTCACTCCGTGAATAACCTAATTCAACTACGTGAGCTCATACTTCGCTCACTCCGTGAATAACCTAAACGTAGCATAAATTTCTCACGTCCTCGTGGATTTTCCCAAAAACAATATTGTAGGAAAAAGACTAATACCCAGTGAGAGGTTGAATAGCATAAGGGTTCGATTTCAACGCACTCAATACATATGCATTGCTCCTATCCGATTCCATCCCTCCATATAATTGCTGTTGTCCTCTCACCTCTCCAATTTGAGAAGCCCCTATTGTAATGAACGGGAGGTTTGGTGCAACAGCACGTCTATTCATCAAGTCGGATTCCATTCCGCTACTCGACCGAACATTCACATCCGCCTGCAACAAAGACATATTTCCTGGAACCATACGCCCCGCAATAGTGGACGATTTATTTTCATTGTTGCGCTGGCGATACTCCGCGTCATACGGTCGGACTTCTTTCGCGAGTGTAGACCCGGCAACACCTCCATATTCTGCACTCGTATCCCGACGATTTGTGTAAACATCCATAGGTTTCGTAATCATATATGCAGTGCGTTCTTGCCCACTATTTACAAACATATGTCCATTCGACCTCTCTGTCGCTTCGCGAATGGTCGGTCCGGGTCTATCGCCCGGGTTCATTAAATACGAATTTTTCACTGTACTCTCGGCATTCTGGTAAGGACGCAGTGAACCTACTGTATTTTGCTTTTTGGAAGGTCGCAGTACATCTAAGAGAGGAGCAACGACTGCTCCTAAAGCACCTCCTACGATTCCGAAATAATCATCGACATTTGCAGTAGAACGATTATTTGTGTATTTTACCGTACTTTTTGCGCCATAATCAGCATCATATACATCCGTTCTCGATGCGCCACTGACTGGACCAATATTCACCTCTCCCAATTGATTGCGATGACTCGGCATATATTCGCCTTCAACATACTGTGCATCTCTATCGCGTCTTCCGGCGGCACCCACATAACTCATTGTTGCCGTTGCGCGGTTCTCTTCTTGACGGTCGACAGGCACACCGTATAATGGTGCGGCTGAACCGGCAGCGCCTAAAGTTGCAAAATATCTATTCTCGTCTATTTCACCAACACGGTCTGGACGGTTTTTCTCTACCGGTGCGTGGTAGCCGCGATTGGTAATCATACTCATAGCGGGACCTTCGTGGCCAATTATAGATATTCCACCAGGTTTCGGGTTATTACTAGGGCGGAGTTGGTCGGCGGTTTTCGGCATCCACATTTCACGCGCCATCATACCAGAATTGAACCCTAAACTTTGATTTTCCGCATCACCTCTCCCTAAACCTGGACGAACACGAATTTCTTCGAAAGGTTTCACATTCGATATTTTATTGCTGGGATTGATGCGAGATTGCTCGAAATCGGAAAAACTCGGCATTCCGTGTGCCCACTGCAAATTCTCGCTCGGTGAGAAGAGAGGTGCTTGTTCCACTTTCGATAAAAACTGTGAGCCGGCGCCTTGCATAGAATCGAGAAGACCTTCATTCGAGTTCTCATTTATTAATCTGGTGCGCAAAGTACTACCGAAGAAAGGCACCATATTATTGTGCTGGTAATAGTCTGAATCGACTTTGTCGCCGGTCAATGAGGTATATGTCTGGTTGGTACTTCCCCCATTGAAATTTCCTAAATCGCGGTTCATTTTGGCGATAGATGCGGGGTCGAAATATTTGTCCGTATATGCGTGAGGAGTATCGTATTTGCTGACTGTCATTAATCTGCTGGTTAAATCCGTCTCTGCATTGACTACTCCTCGGTCTTCCGGGAAGTTCGCGTCGGGAATGTTGGCGTTTGAAAGACCTTCATATCCTTCTTCTGTTTTAGATGAATGAGAGGTTTGATTGGTTACTAAATAAAGAGCACCTAATGCTAATGCAGGTATTGCCAATTCCATTTAATAATATAATATATTAACCTATGAGGATATTCTCTCTTCGATTCGACATCCGACTCGATGGTTGTGTCCTCTCAATTAATTCGAACCCGTCCATTCCGACGAATTTCCTACTAATTGGCAAGAAGGTAAAACGCAAGTAAAACGGTCTTTTGCTAAAATGCGAGTTTGTATCGGGTCTTCAAATGGCCGAATTGCGTGTGCTTGTGGATTGATGAGAGGTGCTTCCCATCTTGTTTGTTCTAAATCACGGAACATCCACGCTGGGTGAGAAGCGCGCGATTCGTCGACGTGCTCATCGCTGGAAGGAAAATAGATTTGATATCCGGAGTGAATCGGTGTTTCCTTGTATGTTTTTACATCGTGGTTGAGAGGACGTCCCAATCCGCGGAATTCACTTTCTAAATTAGTAGAATCAGACCACATATTTGCACCCCATTTTTGGAGACGAATCTGTGAATCTTCTAAATATGGCATTTTAATACCGGGGCCGGGAGTATCGAGTGCGTATCTACCGGCAAATGTACTCTGCTGTAATCCTTTATATATACGTGCTTGGTCACTATTATAACGTGTAAATGCCATTTTTATAAGAGAGGACGAGTTATATATTGCAATAAGATACGAAAAAATGAATATCAGTAAAATACGCAAATAAATAATATAAACCTCTCTATTTGCAAAATGTATATTTCGAGTCCTCCAGAAAAATGCCGATTGAATTTAATATCGTACCTCCAAATCCCGTCCCAGCATTATGTCTAAATATGATTGTGAAAAACGAGAGCAAGATTATTCGCCGTCTTCTCGAATCGGTTGCTCCTGTAATTGATTATTATTGCATTTGCGATACAGGAAGTACTGACAATACAGTGCAAATAATAGAAGATTTTTTCACAGAGCGTTGTATCCCCGGGAAAATACCGCGCGAACCATTCCGAGATTTCGCACACAATCGTTCTTTTTCCTTAAAACAATGTGAATCGATGCCAGTTGATTATATTCTGCTTCTTGATGCGGATATGATTTTCCAGTTAGGTGCGGGAGTTTCGCCTGCAGAATTCAAGCGTGGACTAACGCACGATGCATATCATATGTTCCAAGGCACCGACACATTTTATTACAAGAATGCGCGCATTGTCAAAAACCGAATTGGTGCGTGTTATTGGGGCGTGACTCACGAATATTTGAAGACACCCGACGGGACACAATATGGTTTAATCGATAAACCTCGCGCGTTCATCAATGATGTAGGGGATGGTGGAAGTAAAGCAGATAAATTTGAGCGTGATATTCGTCTTCTTTTGAAGGGACTAGAGGACAACCCGAACAATGACCGATACACTTTTTATTTGGCAAACAGTTATCGCGACCACGGCGACAATGATTTGGCGATAGAATACTACAAGAAACGCATTGACATTGGCGGTTGGCACGAAGAGGTCTGGCACAGCTACTACAGTATTGGTAAATGCTACAAGGCGAAAGGTGATATGGTCAATGCGATTCATTGGTGGATGGAAGCGTACCAGTTCTTCCCGAAACGCGTGGAGAATTTATACGAAATCATATCATATTACCGCCAGATTGGGAAGAATCAAATCGCATATATGTTCTACATTATGGCTTTGAAACAGACTCTTCTCAATCCAAACCCGGATTATTTATTTTTGCAGCGCGATGTATATGATTACAAGCTCGACTATGAATTTTCGATTATTGGATATTATTGCAATGTGGATAAGTATGATATGACGCGGATTTGCACGAAGGTATTGAACTGCAAAAACTCGGAATGGAATGTTGTCCGAAATGTTATGAGCAACTACAAGTTCTACTCGAAGAAATTGGTTGATTACAGTAGTCCACTTTCGAATAGGGTATTAGAGGCACTTAAAGATATTGGGAAGGAATTGATTGCAAGAGAGCCAGATGCCGCGGATTTTGCCCCGAGCACACCGTCGTTGGCGATTGTGGGCGATGAATTGGTAGTGAATGTGCGATATGTGAATTACCACATCAATGAACGTGGGGGATATGATAATCAGGAACATATTGCAACGAAAAATGTGATTGCTAGATTCGACTTGACAACTTGGGAAAAGAAGTCGGAGGAGTTTATGGGTTATGATAAGGAACTGGATAATTTGTATGTGGGATTAGAGGATGTGCGTATGTTTTATTCGGAGACGCAGCAAAAATTGTTGTACAATGCGAATCGGGGATTAGGACAACACCAATTGAAAGTGGAACACGGAGAGGTATTCACGGCTTCCGAATATGATTCGGTTGTGGAAAAACGCAGTGGTCTTGTCTTTATGGAAGGACAAAAAGATATTGAGAAGAATTGGGTTATGTTCGAAGACTCGGCTGGAAAACTGAAAATCATCTATGGATGGCACGACCTAGTGATTGGTGATTGCGTCGACAATTCTAGAGGTGGATACACATTTGAGAAGACACACCGAATCAAAACGCCTGCAATATTCAAATATTTCCGTGGTTCGACGAATGGTATTCGTATTGGCGATGAAATCTGGTTTATTTGCCACGTTGTTTCGTACGAAGACCGCAGGTATTATTATCATTCGATTTTCACATTGGATGCGACTACATATGAAGTGCGTCGATTCACTCCGTTGTTTACATTTGAAGGTGATAAAGTGGAATATACTTTGGGGTTTATCTATCGAGAGGAGGAATCGATGGAAAAACAAATTGGCGAATCCAGCACGAAATTCGCGTTTTCTTCCGATTTTGCATCTGACGGAGAATTCTGGATTGGATATAGCAAAATGGATTGCTCGACACACTATATGTCCATAAAGAAATCGGTTATTGAATCAATGATGACTTAATTCAACTACGTGAGCAGATACGCGCTCAGCTTCGATTGTGCCATCACTGCGTATCTACTCACGTAGTTGAATTATAGCCCAGATGTTCTTGTTTCTAGGTTCCGTGTCTTATTCCCATAAATAATGTTTTGCTATATTGCAAAATATTATTATTTACTTATCTTATCTGGATAATATGCCTACGAAACAATTCAACTACATTTACTCTCAGCTTCGCTTATGCCGTCACTTCGTATCTATAGCTCAATATCAATCAAACTGCGGATTTTCGATAAAATCCCACAACTCGGACATTTCGTATGCGAGTTTTGCTTCTTTTCCCGTCCATCCCGACAACATCGCACCTCGGTAAAGAATATCCGGCAAAATCGAATTGTCGTATCCAGCCACTTGCACCGAAAACACATTCACATTCGGATTCACTGTTTCGCGGTAAATCTGCACTAGTTTGAGGACATCTACGTGCGCCCCATAATTTAGGGCTGCGCCTCTCTGCTTGAGCTTTAAAGCTTCCGAAGAATCCACATACAATTCGCCCGTTCCAGCTTGCATATCAGAATAGATAAACACCGTATCGAGTCTATTTCCGCTCAGAATGAACTTCTCCCAGAATAACCAAACGCCCGTTTCGGTTCTCCCTCCAATATCATTGCCGATATTATTCACCTTTTCCAGTTGTTCCAGAATCGGTTCCTTGGTGACTACATACTCCTCCAATCTGTCGCCAAATACCCAGACACTACCTCCCTCGGTTGCCCTATACGCGGTCAAAATAGCAGATAAGTTTGCTATTTCATAGACATTCACCGTTCCATACTCCGAAACAATGCCGCCACGAGACGACCCGGAATTATCGGATAAACAGTCGACGCGCCCTTTCATCGGAGGAATCGACTCGACGCTTTCCAACACGCACTTATTAAGCCCCGCAAGAACAATGTCCTTCATATTTGTGAAAGTCGTCATTTGTGCTTCGGTAAGTGCTTTCGGTGCTGGTTTTGATTTGGATTTCTTTCCATTTGGTTTGGGTTTGGGATTGGGGCTGTCTTCTTCATCGACTGATGTCCTTTGGATGGAGGCGTCTTTTAGCATCTTATATGCACTGAAATACCGGAAGGGGAACTGTTTTCCACCGCGAACACCATTCACCAATTGCTCCGTAAGCGCTTCGATTTCCTTTATCGCCTCTTCCGTGTCTTCGCGCTCAGCATACTCTTGAAGAATATTGCGTAAATTGCGCAAAAGAGCCATATGTGGCAATCGAATCTGCTGGTTGATTTCGCGCCACGTCTTTTTTGCCGAACGCAACTTCTCCCACGTCTGTTCATCATCAGCAATCTCCACTTTTCCATTCTTCACCAATTGTGTTATTACATCGGTCGGTTTTGGGTGCGTTATTCGGACCAAATCTATCAAGTTTGCCAACAAAGTGTTGCGTTTTTTGGCATTTTGTTTGACTTGTTCTTGTCCTTGGTCTTGTCCTTGGTCTTTGTCTGTGTCTTTTGTCCCTTTGACTTTCCCATTCGTCTTCGACCCGTGTAAATATTTGGCCGCGTGGTAAGCAGTCATATTTTGCAATTTGTCTGCTATGGCGCGCTTCCAAATGGTCGGAATCGGTTTCCCAGATTCTTTCAGCAATTTATATTGCGTCGTCCAATCGGTGGGAAGACATCCAACTGATTCAATCGCATTCTTGAATACGAGAGGGTGTTTCTGGTTAAATTCAACTCGTTTCGGATGATGGATCGCCTTTGTCAATAAATAATTGCTGTTGAGTCGCATAAAATGCTCGTTGCGCAACTTATCGACAAAATCGACACATCCCTCGAAATCGAAATCCAACGCGTTATTTACGATTGTATCGAAATAACTATTGCTGGATTCTCCGTAGAATTCAGGTAACAAACAATATTGCAAAAATGTATTTAAAAATGTGTGTTTTGACTTTTTGGGGTCGGAAATACGGTAATACTGCGACTCACCGCAAATCATAGAAGTGCATACTATTTTCAATGAATCGAGAGGATTCAGTCGAAAACTTTTTCCTCCCATAAAGTTTTCGGTGCAATTTTCGAGAACATCTAGTGCAGCGTCATTGCCATCAGAGATCGAAGATGTAGATGAGGATAGAGACATTTTTATGGGCGTGTATGAGATTGTTGTTACATATAACCTGTCGAAATCTTTATGTCGTTTACATATTGTTTTACGCCTTTGGACATTCTAAACGCCGACCATAAAGGTCGGCGTCTTTGAATGTTGCCTAGGCAAACGTTACTTTGCGACTGATAAATTGCCTTTTACGTATCAATAATTCCGCCAAAGGCGGAATGTGATAAGTAAATCGGCAATTTAAACCAACGAAGATTTCAATCCGTTCGGATTAAAATCTCCGGGGTCAGATATCAGTAATGATTTGAAACAAGCACCCCTACGGTGTGCGGTTTTAAATCTTCACTGGTATAAATGTCCAAAGGTGTATTACGGAGAGGACCGACCCAAAAAAAAACTAACCACATCATTGAATGCAAGTATAATGTGTATTTTTTCGTCGTCCGACATATTTCGAATATTTTTCATCATATTCGCATCGAGTGTGTTTAAGTTTCGAATATGATGAATGTATTTTCGAAACATTATGGGGTTATTTAAGGTTATTGTTGAATCATTAACGAACACACTATTTTTGCTGCAATCCATTTATTTTTATATATTTGCGTTTTCTGGTTTTTATCTATATTCATAGCAATTACATATTGCGATGAATAAATTCATTTAAGCATTCCAAGGAATACTAAATGAATGTTGAAAACTTATAATATTTTCGTTTTTGAAGTAGGCCAATGCACCGCTTTATCGACTATAAGAATAATTTGCATTGGCTATGAGAGAGGCGAAGATTTTGTCTAATTCGGAGTGGTTTGGTTTTAATTATTAAGAAGTATCCGAATTATCCGCTTTCGCCAATTGTTTCCTATGTCCACCATAGGAATAAATCACACTTTTAAATTATTGAAGTAAGCCAATGCACCGCTTTATCGACTATAAGAATAATTTGCATTGGCTCGAGAGGCGAAGATTTTGATTTTGTCTAATTCGGAGTGGGTTTTAATTATTAAGAAGTATCCGAATTATCCGCTTTCGCCAATTGTTTCCTATGTCCACCATAGGATTTACCAATATCCTTTGGATAATTTTTGAAGTAAGCCAATGCACCGCTTTATCTCCCACCTCTCGATGGACTATAAGAATATTTTGCATTGGCTATGAGAGAGGCGAAGATTATTTTGATTCAGAATGGGTTGGGTTATATTTTATTTGAAGTATCCGAATCATCCACTTTCGCCTCTCTACTCTATTATAATATAATTTCTTTAAGTAGTTTATTTGGCACAATTATGTTTGCAAGGACCATAAGAAGTGCGGTGCCATTTAGTGATTCCGTGTTCTTTGATTCCTCTCATATGTATTGCCGTTCCATACCCTTTGTTTTTGTCGATTCCGTAGTGCTCAACCAACGACGGGTGTTCGTTGCACAATTCTGCAATATAATCATCGCGCGCAACTTTCGCTAAAATAGAAGCAGCCGCAATGCAAGTATATAGATTATCACCCCCTTCAACCGTATGACTTTCGATTTCTTCTAAAGTTTCCGACTCCGGGTTGTAAACGGTGAATGGAGGAAAATCGTTGCCATCTACTAAAATGCATAATTTATTTTGCATTTCACTGAGAGGACATTCTCGATTGCTCAACCTCTCAACTAGGTCGCGACAACATTCGCGCATCGTCCGCAATACTGCTTGTCTAATATTGATTTCGTCTATTAGCTCCGGCTCTGCATAACGAACTGTCCAAGCAATCGCGTTCGACCGAATATATTCTGCAACCTCTCGTATTTTCTTTTGAGAGGAGAACCGTTTGCTGTCTTTCATCCATTCGTGTTTAAAGCGTGTTTCATCTGAATTGGTTTTAGGGAGAATCGTTGCAGCTACATATAGACGCCCGAACAATGGACCTCTTCCGGCTTCATCAACTCCAATTTCGAATCGGCCATCCTCTCTAAAACACGAATTTAGGATATTCGTTCGATTTCGTTCCGGTTTATTTTTTTTTGTTTCTTGGTTGAGAGGTGTCGATTCCATTTGTTCACTACACAAATGAACGGAATGCGTTTATGTCGATTTTTTATTGCATTTTGTATGTGGAAATGTAGTCTGCAAAAATATTCAAGTTTATTCTATTTTTGCTGGGACCTACGAAACAGATGCATATTCGGTGTTGAGGTCATTTCTGCTCTGCTTTATTCGCTTCACATCTATCATCTCAAGAGATTCGGCGTTCGCCGAACTCTCGCAAATAACGACCACATCCTATTCAATGTCTTCGCATTAGCTACGTTTAAGGAATTCGGTTATAGATACACAGCGACGGCACAAGCGAAGCTGAGAGCGACAAAGGAGCTGAATTGACCACTACACTATTTTTATTCGACGCATACAATATAATCCGATATATTTAAAGAAATATGCACAGGTCACTATTATTGTTTATAATATTATTATGCACATTAACAATTTCAGTACATTTCGGAAATATGAGTTTGAACTTTTCTGAGAAATTAACAGGGATGGCGGAGTCTGTGCAACAAGCAGCATCAGGCGCATTACAACAAGCAGCATCAGGCGCATTACAACAAGCAGCAGGCGCAGGCTCATTACAACAAGCAGCATCAGGCGCATTACAACAAGCAGCAGGCGCAGGCTCATTACAACAAGCAGCAGGCGCATCAGGAGCATTACAACAAGCAGCAGGCGCAGGCGCATTACAACAAGCAGCAGCAGCATCAGGCGCATTACAACAAGCAGCAGGCTCAGGCTCATTACAACAAGTAGCAGAAGCAGCATCAGGCGCATTACAACAAGCAGCAGGCGCAGGCGCATTACAACAATCAGCAGAAGCCGGCGCACCCACAACCACTCCAACCGTAACCACTCCAGCCGTAACCACTCCAACCGTAACCACTCCAACAATAACCACTCCAACAGTAACCACTCCAACAGTAACCACTCCAACAGTAACCACACCAGCCGGAAAAATCAACATTTCATTCTCACCGGGAGATTTAAATAACATATTTACACATTTAAATACATTAGATATGCAGCAGCAGAAGCAAATGCAAATGCAAATGCAAATGAATGGTGGTGGTGCCGGAATGGGATTTAGAAATTCAGCAAGTCAGAATCCAGTTTCCGACTATTACAATTGGTTGGCGTTCTGGAACACGGTTGCAACCTCAAACGACAGAAACCAAGCATTACAATCAAGTAATTATATTCCTAAAACCCAAGCAGTTCCCCAAGTGGCAACAAATAGTTGCACTCAATGCCAATCCGGTGGAAATGGTGTGTGCATTGGCTGTGGAGGGCAAGGTGGAGGAGGCTCAACACTAAAATACAAAAACCGATTTTCCGATTTTGTTGCATCTCACGGCTCTGGATACAAAGGCAAGGGAAATTGGGCAGGATATGGCGGAGGAGGTTCCGGAGTCGGTTTAGGCGAATTAGCAGAAAAAACCGGCGCAGGTGTCGTGGATTTGACGAAAACCGCATTAAATAGTGCAACCGGTCTCGCTTCTGGCGCCGGTTCAGGCGCCGCCGGTCTATTAAGAGACACTGGTTCAGGTGGGGTAGACCTATTAAGAGACACTGGTTCGGGTGCGGTAGACCTATTGAAAGACACTGGCTCTGGGGCGATAGGTCTATTAAAAGAAACCGGTGCCGGCGCAGCAGGATTATTAAAGTCGAATCCCACAATATTAAACCAGCAAAATCAATCTGGTCAAATGAACCAATATGGAGGAAGCAATCAGAATTATTCGGGCACAGGCGCAGGCACAAGCGCAGGCACAGGCTCAGGCGCAGGCAACAATCCTTCGACGTCCAGAATTGACCCATATTCTTACAACGGCGCATTAGTTGCCAAAGGCAGCAATTTTATACCAATAACCGCGGATTTTAGTGGGTTCCGAAAATAAGCAAAAATTTGCCCAACAAAATTGTAGCGTTTTTTGTGCATAATAAATAAGCAAATAAAAATCGAAAAAAAACAAATTTTATTTGCAGATTCGACATTTCGATTCATACATTTTTGGTCAATTCAACTACATTCGCTCATACTTCGCGAATTTCGTCACTGTGTATCTATAGCCCAATTCCGGAGCGAAGTATGAGCGTAGGAATTGGATGATAGATGCGAAGCGAATACAAAGTGCCAAGCGGAGTGGAGTAGAAACGACCTCAGCACCGAAGGTGCAAAGCGCTGCGCATCTGTTTCGTGGGAGAATGCATAGTATCTCGTTTTGGGAAAACGCGTTCGCACATAAATAACATAAACCGTCATTATTCTATTAGTCCTAACTACTCAAATGGACATACTCGATTTAAATACTATTTTCAACCGTAATGAAATTGCAGAAAAAATAAAACATATCCTTTCTTCTTTTGATTCAAGATGCAGAGACTCGGATTTCAAAAAAGGGATATATATTTACGGCGCACCAGGAACAGGGAAAACCCGTTTCATATTGAATATTTTGAAAGAACTGAATTATGACGTGATTAAATATGATGCGGGGGATGTCCGCAACAAATCGCTCATAGACACCATTACGCGCGATAATGTGAGCAGACACAATGTACTTGATATGATGCACGGGAGAGTACGCAAAATATCTATATTGATGGATGAAATCGACGGGATGCACAAGGGCGACAAAGGCGGCATTTCTGCACTAGTCAAATTGATTCGTCAGAAGAAGACGAAAAAGCAGAAAACGGAGAATGTCACTCTGAATCCAGTCATTTGCATTGGAAATTACTATATGGACAAGAAAATCAAGGAATTAATGAATGTTTGCTATGTATTTGAATTGCAGACCCCTACAGACGCACAAATTTCAGCTATTTATAGGAAACTAATACCGGCTATATCGGAGAATGAATATTCAAAACATCTTCTCGAACAAATGGTGCAATACACACAGGGAGATATTCGCAAGGTGGAATTTTTGCTGAGACTAAATGAGAAGAAACCGGAAATCTTAACGAGCAATAATATACAACATATCTTTCGCGCGAAATTCTACAATGAAGATTATGGCAAGATTGCAAAACAATTATTTGACCGAAAACTGACGGTTAGTCAACACTCGGATTTTATGAACGATAATGACCGGACGACGGTTGCTCTTCTCTGGCACGAGAATGTTGCAGACCGAATCGCGATTTTACCCAAAAAAGACGCGTTCCCTTTTTATTTGAAGTTGATAGACAATATATGCTTTGCTGATTATATTGACCGCATTACATTTCAGAGCCAAATATGGATATTTAATGAGATGAGTACATTCATCAAAACATTTTACAATAATTTTATGTTTCATCAGTTCTTTGAGAGGCGACCGTCCGAAGAATTAGATGCAATACGACAAATGAATGAGGTTCGATTTACCAAGATATTGACCAAATATTCTACGGAATACAGCAATCAATTATTTCTGTATATGCTTTGTCAGACGTTGGATATGGATAAAAAAGACGTGATTTCGTTTTTTCAAGAGTTGCGGGTGTATTATGGTGGAAATGGGTTTTTGAATCGAGTAGAACTATTGAATGACGCAGAGAATATATTTGAAGATTTGAAAATCGGAAAACTGGACATTAAACGGATTTATAGATATTTAGACAAAAACGTCAAGAAGGAATCTTCTTCTGCAAAAAAACATATGGACAATGGAGACGGCGATGACGAATTTGAAATTGACGATGAAGACGACATAGATGAATAACCTAAAAGGATGAGAGGACACGCAAAAAAATGAATAAAGCCGTGCAAAAATACATAAACAACACTTGCATTTAATATTATACAAGTGTTGAAAAAGATGGGAAAACAAAAACCGAAGCAAACCATAAAAGAATACAAACCATTTGTCAGTGTTTGTACTCCGACATTCAATCGTCGTCCATTTATTTCAATAATGTTTGAATGTTTTAAAAACCAGACATATCCGATGGACCGTATAGAGTGGATTATTGTAGACGATGGAACAGATAAAATCAAAGATTTAATAGAAACGTCGGGCATCAGCAACATACAATATTTTGAATTGGACAAGAAAATGCCGTTGGGCGAAAAACGTAATTATATGCACAAGAAAGCGAAGGGAAGTATTATTGTCTATATGGACGACGACGATTATTATCCACCAGAACGAATAGAACACGCTGTCGATAAATTGCAAAAGAATAAAGAAGCGTTGTGTGCCGGTTCATCGGAAATGTACATTTACTTCAAACATATCAAAAAAATGTATCAATGTGGTCCATATGGTCCCAATCACGCAACAGCAGGTACATTTGCATTTAAATCGCGTCTTCTAGATGATACGAAATACGAAGACCACGCCGCATTGGCAGAGGAGAAGGCATTTTTGAAGAACTACACGATTCCCTTTGTCCAATTGGACCCATTCAAAACGATTCTCGTCTTCTCGCATATCCATAATACTTTCGACAAAAAGAAATTACTGGATAATCCACATCCGGACTACTTCAAAGAGTCCGCTAAAAAAGTATCAGATTTTATTCGAAAACCGGGGGAATTGCGCATAAAGAATTTCTTTTTAACAGATATTGATAAATTGCTGGAAAACTACGAACCTGGTGAAGCGAAGATGAAACCGGATGTGTTGGCACAGACCAAACTTATTGAGGAGAATCGCAAAAAAATGATGGAGGAACAGATGAAGAAGAATGGGAGTGATTCTACGGGAGTTATGGTGCACGAAACTGGAAAACCGCCACGTATGTTGTCAATGGAAGAAACCGTTAAGTTAATACAAACTCAGCAACAAGATATAGAATCGTTGACAAATCGGAATAAGGAACTGGAAGATATGGTTGTTGAGTTGCAGGAAACTATAATGCGGTTGAGTTCGAATAAACCTCCACCAGCACCAGCACCATCACCAGTAACAGCATCGACACAGACACAGACACAGACACCGACACAGACACCGACACCGACACCTCAATTTTTACCACAACCACCAGAAAAACCGAAATCCGAACCGGATATAACTGTTGTATTTTAGGCAACGGACAACTGAATAACCTACCTTCATACGATTTCCATATTGGATAGTTCTATTAAATACTGAATGCTACAAGTCTCAACTAATAATCCATTCGCATATACTCCATAATTCCTATAGTAATTATCATTCTCCAATGCAATATGCCATATTGTTACTGGATATTTGCCATTATATGGTACTGCCCGATTGTCAATACACGCTGGGACGCGATATTGATATTCTGTTATGTAAATATCTCCCATATGTTCCTTTACTTGTTCTTTCAGTTCAGAAGATATGTTGTCATTATGAAGGGTACAATGTTCTCCTGTAATATACAAATCATCTGTCATACCATTTATTTTTGATTTCGGGAATTTATATAATTTATTTCGAATATCATTTTCGCGCGGGGGGTTGAGTATTGTTTTTTTTCCAATATGGTACACTGCTTTATAACCACTGGCGAATGTTTTAATGAGGTTGCCAGGTCGCAATGTTTCTATAGGAACATAACATTCTTCATCCGTTTCCGGGTCCAATGTAAGTATTTTGCTTCCTTCTAAAAAACACGGATAAAACCCATCATTATTATCGTATATTGATTTTATATTTAATATTTTATATGCAATTGAATTAGTTGCAGCCCAAGTAACTGCATTATCCGTTGAATAACATATCTTACTTCCCGAAGCAATAAACCATACAGAATTAGACGAATCGTAATTAATTGCATTCATTGTATTGGATATAGGAACTATTGTTGGTATAAGCCAATTTGTTCCAATTCGCGAAGTTGTAATAACTCCTGTAGAATTATATCCAATTGCTACGAATTTATTATTTGCCCATTTCACTGATGTCCCGTATGACGAAAATGACGCACCTCCACTAAACCAATTGAATAAATTATAAGAATATGCAATATTTGTTGAAGTACTAGAATCTCCAACAGCAACCCAAGCAAAATTGTTATAATCTAATCCGAAAATTTGTTTATTTATAAAATTGCCGGTTGTATAAATTTCAGTCCAGGTTATTCCATTTTTCGAAGTCGCAATCAATCTAGAAACCGAATCGGTGTTTTTTCCATATGCAACCCAAGTCGAGTTTTTATAAACAACCCCCATTGGGGTTACGTTTGAAAATACTCCCGTTGCAACACCAGCAACCCAACTTATGCCGTCATAAGAATACATAAATTTGTTACTGCCAGTTCCTACCGCAACAAATTTATCATATCCATAATCTATTCCATTTACGGTGCTCACAATAGAATTACTAGAAGCACTAATAGTACTTGCATTCCAGAGGATTCCATCATATGAATATATTACACTCGAGCGCAACCGTGGGTCCATAAACCCTCCTTCATAACCCACTGAAGACACCCAAACAGACCCGTTATAAGCAAGACCAGATATGGTGCCTAATCCCGCCCATTTATGGTAAACAAAATAACCGGAAGTAGAAGAACTGTAATTAAAATAATAATTCGTATTTGCAAAATCAGTTGCCGAAGTTGCATTCTTCCAAGCAGTCAACGCATCGCCCTCTTGCAAATAATATATAACGTCGTCATATCCGTTTGCAACATTTATAACTTTTGGTGTAATTTCGGATTTTCCATTTACAAATTTAACGCGAGAAGGGAAATTATATAAAAACGATATTTCCGTTGAATTTAATTCTCTATTAAACAATGCAAATTGTGTTATAAACGTATTTTTTGGAGCAGTGTAGGGGTCCGCAGTTGTGTAAAGTCGTCCTATTATACATCGGTCCAGTGTCTTACTTGCAAAACTACTGGATATTGAAGTTGTTAAATATTTTACCCCGTCTATGTACACATTTAACGTTGATATATTTGAGGTTGGAGATGAAAATGTGATGCAATAATGATGCCAGTCGGTATTATTTATAAGTGTATAATTTGGGACTTCTACAGTATTACTACCACTTGTTGATACTATTATTTTGTTTTGTTGTGTGAAAACACACAGAAACACAGTTCCAACAGAAATACTATTACTATAACATTGAAATAAACGTTGAATTGGATTATTTGAAATGTCATTTATTTTTGCCCAAAACGAGATGGTTATTCCACCGGATGCAGAAAATGTGGTTGTAGGAATTTGTATACCAGTTACTGTGGAGTTTCCAAAATTTGCATAACCATTCGTAAATGTTATATTTGGGTTTGAAACTGAAATACCAGATGCATTAATCAACACATTAGAATCTACTGTTGTATTCGATACGTCTGTTCCCGTTTTATAATCGTAAAAATCACTCGTAAATGGATAATAATAGAGCAAATTTGCATTATTTATATTGTAAAAATTATTTGGTCCGGTTATTATGTTGTTTTGCACAATTGAATTTGATGGTATACCTGGATTGTATATGTTACTAGCATCGGCATTATTCAAACGCGTGTTATATATTTTAAAATCTGCAAGTGCTGTTATTGGGCCGCTTGATTTTAAAGACGGGTTTTGTGGATTTATTAAATTGAAGTTTTGAGGGCCTCCAAAAATATAAAGTGATGGTTTACTACTAAATAATGAGCGAAATACTGTAATCGTTTTTGTGGTGGAATTGTAGCTTGCATCTGAATAATAATTTATAGCTGATGGAGTTAATGTTTGATTTACTCCATTTACATACACTTGTATTGTTGTGCTAGAACCCGTGTAACCACAAGTGATTAAATAATGATTATAAGTGTTCCCAGGTCCCCGCGCAAATGAATAACTTGTAGAATTACTGTTGCTTCCTATGTTTATAATTGGGTTTGTCCTATTCGTTCCATTATCTTGTGAAACAGACAGCAAATTATTACTGTTGTCATATATTGCGAAAATTAACCCTTGGACCGAATTTGTAGCGACACTATTATAAACCCATAGAGAAACAGAAAAACTGCTATCTCTGATTAAGTTGACTATGTTTGAATTATTCCGGCAATAAGAATAATTATTGGACGAATCACTATATTGGCCAATAGAATAATGATAAATACCACCAGTTAATGACACCCTCTTCGCGACTGATGTAAATGGTGCATTCACATTGACATTTACTAAGCTCAAGTCATATATAGATGTCGCTTGGTTTTTGATTAAATTATTGTTTATGAAATCGTTAAAAGAATAATTAACCAAAACAGACATTATATAATATTTATTGTTATATAATATTTATTTTCATTGTGATGAAACACGAGTATAGTTAATTCAACTACATTCGCAGATACGCAGTGATACTTCGCTCTCAGCTTCGCTTGTGCCGTTACTACGCATCTGTTGCTTTATTTGCATCGCCGTTTAAAGTATCGAGCCCTGCAGAAGTAGCATTTGCATTGCTGTTTAAAGTATTGAGCTTTTTATTTGCATCGCCGTTATCCGCACCGCCTTTCCCTGGTGGAATCGGGGCTTTACCGTCCCCATCACCATCATCACCAATTAAACCCTTTACAAAAAATGTAATTCCTATTATAATTATAAAAAGTAACATCAAATTAAGCAAAACAGTCAATGCAATTAGAGACTCGCTTTCAAAATTTGATGACGAATAAAAATTATATAAAATGATTGAAAATGCGATTACGAAGAAATAAATGGTATGAAAATTATTGAATACTTTATTTTTAATACTATCATTCTTTCGGACTTGTTTTATTTCCTCAAAAATCTGTGTAACTGTGTTGTATGAATTTATGTGTTCAGATAATACCAAGGACAAACACGATAAAACCAACATATAAATGGTAAATACTGGACACGCTATAAAAATGAATAAAATCATTAGAACAACCGCCCCTATTAACAACGCAACTAATATTAAATATCCAATAACCGTTCCACATTTCATAAATTTACCATACCATTCTTCCACAATAAACATTGTGACAAAATAAAAAAACGACAAGATGCTTATTATTGTAAAGAACGCACCTTTACCGGTCATCATCGATTCTACTGTACTGCCAAAAGGAACAAACACTAATAGCAAAAATATAGACAGATGTAACAATGAGAACAATATCGGTTTTAATTCAAGTAAACCGTTAAAAGTTTTCTGAATAAATGGCGTTTTCAAGTCCTTATCCATACGAAATCCGATGAGAGGATAATTAAAGAATTGGATTGCATTGAATGGTCCAGACATTGGCCAGTGCAAAACGGGCATTATTAGTGATTTAAAATTAAAATTAAATTCACTGTAAACCCATAAATACCACCAATTTACTGTAAATAAATACGACGAAAACAATAAAATTATCCATAGTGCAATTTGAAACGCCAATATTTTGATGTCGTTTTTTGCTTCAGAGGTTTCTATATTATCGTAAAATCCACTTACTATTTGGGTTGCGATGATTTCGTGTAGCCCAAATATACTTTTCGTTACAGAACCAACTTTATCGTCATAAACTTGTTTTGCTTTACCGGCATCCATATTTTTTGCCGCATCTTTTAATTCTTCTGAAGGTGGCAGAGTTGTTTTTGGTTCAGGTTCGGTTTTAGGTTCCGGTGTTGGTTTGCTAGTAAGTATAAGTTCATCTGGGTCTTTTCCAATTAAAAAATCATTTCCAAACTCGGCCACTTCGGTTGTTTCTACATTCAGAGGTGATGATGGTTTGTTTGAAGATGTGTCGAATGATTCGGAAAACCCTTCTTTTACATTATTTGCCCATACTGTCTTCACCATATTATTATAATTATTATAATAATATATGTTATTAGGTTATTCAAGAAGTGAGCGATTTACACCAACGAAGAATTACACCTTTTCTCATTGCACATCTTCTATGCGAAATGGTGTAAAATGCCTACGAAACAAAGGCACAAAAATACACACCATTATCTAGCATATAACATACCAGCATTCCCGCCGATAATCGACAATATGTTGTACCTCTCCTCAAAAAGAGTCATATTAAATGTATAATCATACAGACGCCAGTTTTGTTTATTGATGCCGATTGGGTTGCCCGATGTATCGCAAATTACTTGATAATTTGAATTTTGCGCGGACACTGTCGGAACAATCGTAGTTATTTCTAGATTAATGTCTTTGAATCTCGACAAATTCATTGCACCAGAAGGCTGGTATTCAAACGGGCTAGTGTTTAACCCGAAACTATAGCAATAAAGACCGCGTTTCCCAGAACCATTGCTTCTCGCGTATTGGTCAACATAGTTAAATACTTCTGCTGGCAAAACATTTTCGCGATATACTCCATTCAAATTGATTCCCATTGAAACCATTATGTCTTGTATGTTTTCTTGACTAAATTTCCCAGTTACGTAATAGCCGGTATTTGTGCCTGCCACGTGCGATTCATCCGGAGGATTCAATCCCGGGCCAACTGCATAATAATTGCCATTCCACGCCGGAACTGGCAGTTGTTCTCCATTCACTGTTGTAATTGTGGTGGGAGCTTGAATAATCTCATTCGGGATTTCGCGATAGGGCCAATTCGAATAATTGCTCCATTCATTTCGCAAATTCACATCATTGCGCTGCAAAAACCACATCCAATTTGCAATCATCCCATTCGAATTCAGAGTGACGGTTTTCGACCCGACTACATTTTCAAATTTGTATTCAAACACGTCTTTCACCAAATAGACTTGGTCCTCTAAAGCAATTTTTGTGCGTTCTTCTTCGGACAAAAAACAGTAGGTTGCCAACAAATGAACATCCGCATTCCAAGTAGTCAGTTGGTTTACATATTCAGACGTGTCTAAGATGACACCTGGAGGTTGCTGCAAAAATCTATACATCGCAAATTGTGGTTGAGTAAAATCAGGTTGCACATAAGGGAATTTGTTGCCCCAGTCGAATACGTCGCGAACTTGGAATAGTTCTTGTATAGGACGAATCGTCACATTGATATGCAGTTCATTATATTGTAATGCGACTAGTGGAAACGCGCACCGGCTGTCGAGCATAAACCACGCATTGATAGGAATATATATGGTGCGTCCTCGGAAAGACGGTTCTACATTTACACTATCCCCCACATAAAACGCTGACGGATAAGCATTACTGCGTCCTTGTGAATTGGCAATATCGTGAAATTCCTTGGTATTTCCACTCATACGGTCGAATGTTTGTTTTTTGTCTTCTGGAAAATCACGACTTACCATTGCCGCCAAATACTCGCCAGAATAAGATTGCAGTAACATTGAACCGCAAGTGATGCTGATATTTTCAATCATATGTGTTCCTAAATTGCGTATCCATCTGAAATCATAGGACGCCCATTTGTAAGAAGTCTGTTGACACGGTTGGTAAATTGGACTCCAAATATCCGGCAAATTTATGCATAAATACGTGTCCATCAAGAGGTCGGCATAACGCTTCACTTTAAATTGAAATGTACTCGATGTAGTCAGTCGCAAATCGCGCATACCTTCATAATCGAGACGGAACTTTTGCAGTCCAAAATTGGTATATTTAGAATAAACCACCTTGAAAAATGTTTTGGTGGGGTTTCCAGTTAATATTACATTTGCACTTCCGGTTGCTGTCAAATTTAATGTTCCTCCCGCCATTTTGTATATTATTATTGCGATATACAATTCACGTGCATTTATTCTCTATTATATTTTACGGTGGGTAATTAGGTTATAGATACACAGTGACGGCACAAGCGAAGCTGAGAGCGAAGTATAACTGCGTATCTGTGAATGTAGTTTAATTCAACTACGTGAGCTCTCAGCTTCGCTTGTGCCGTCACTGTGTATCTATAACCTAATTGCTCAAAATTCGGATAAATATATTTACAATATATATTTGCGTGGGTATAATAATAAAAATGACATTGAAATATATTTTTCTAGTATTATCCATTTTAGTTATTTTGGTCATTTTTCATAAGCAATATACGATTCGTCATCGACCCCGACATACAGAAAATATGGAAAATGGGCTTTGTCCAGATTCCAGTTTGAACGACTTTAAAGACTCTTTGAAACTTCCTCTGCGCGAATATTGTATAAAGTCGTCTTTTAATTCTGCATATGATGGAACTACTGTTTCTGCTGACACCTTAAAGACTCGAATAAATGAAGGATATAGGTTTATCGATTTAAACGTGTTTTCTGCCAGCGGTGATGTATGTGTCGGGTTTTCACCGGATAATACTCCAACATTAATAACATCCAAGTTGCTATTATCGGACGCATTGGGCAAAATAAGCGACGAAGCGTTTAGTAAAGACAATAAATTGACCGCATCAGAGTATCCGATTTTTGTACACATTCGTGTTTATAAACGCCCACAGTCAACAGATGACATTATCTCCAAGGTTGCAAATGTGATTAACGGTGACTCAACGAAGCCCAAATACTCAACGAATTATTTGCGGGATTTAGAAAACGCCCCTATACAAATAAACGGTTGTACACCCCTTCAAAGTATAAATGGCAAAATAATATTTTCAATGGACATTTTGAATATATTGGAAGTATACGCACCAATCACCAATCAATCTGCTGCTGTTGTTCCATTAAGTGCGCGCACTGCGATTTCTTCTTTTGTAAACGTATTCACTGGAGGAGATACTATACCCGCATTTTATCGATATACCGACGAATCTCTTACCAATCGCACCAATAAATTAGGTATTGGAAATAATGCGTTGCCGGGTAGTTTTGATACAAACGTGAAATATATGTATATTTCGTTTCCACATCCAAATGACACAACAAACACTAATATTCCAAATTCAACCGGAGTTATACATCCTGACATAGCAATCACTATACTATACCGCAGTATACAATTGAGTCCAATGCGTGTTTATTTAGGAGACGACACCGATTTGAATTTAAAAACATATATAAAGATGTTTGACGTTATAGGAAAACCATTTGCACCTATGTCATCGGTTTATACATACTTGACGAATAATGTTAGTCCGCATCCAAAGAAAAAGGAAAATAATGTAAACGTGACACAGGAAGAGGGAGTTCCGTATTCCATCACCGTACTAATGATATATTTGGTAATTGTCAGTTTGATTTGTCTGGCGCAATATTATTATTATAAATATAGAATTAGGAGTTTATTGGAATTGTCAGAAAAAGTAATACCTAAAGAGGTGGCATCAATAGCTACACCTGTAGTAGCAATCGCTGAACCTGTAAATAGTAAGTAACGCACATAGAGCTCGCGTAGTTGAATGCAGTTTCTCTATTACAAAATATTGCCCAATGGATACAGAATTTCGTAATATGGTAATATATACTTTAATTGTTCGTCGAAAAATGAGAGGCAGAAATAGAACGCGAAGAAATAGACCCAGTGGCAAATACAAACCATCCATATGCAACGACAAAATGACATTTCAAGAATGCGAGCTCGCTGTCCTAAGACAAGCGGTCGATGAGAGCGAGAAACAGCAAGGCGCGAAAATCGCCACCTCTCCCGACGTCCAGAAAATCATCCAAATATTAGAGGATTTCCTCATTAAAAAGCGTCTCATTTGTTATGGAGGCACAGCAATCAATAATATTTTGCCGAAAGAAGCACAATTTTACAATCGAGATATAGAGGTCCCGGATTACGATTTCTATTCTGCTCGCGCAATGGAAGACGCGCGTGAATTAGCAGATATTTATTATTCCGCTGGATACAATGAAGTCGAGGCGAAAGCTGGGGTACACTTGGGCACATACAAAGTATATGTGAATTTTTTGCCGATTGCCGATATAACTCAATTGCATCCGACATTATACGAGAGGTTGATGCCTGAAACAATCACAATTGCAGGAATCAAATATGCTCCGCCGAATTATTTGCGGATGTCGATGTATTTAGAACTATCGCGTCCATCCGGCGATGTTTCGAGATGGGAAAAAGTGTTGAAACGGATTGAATTATTGAATAGGTTCTATCCTCTCACACAAGACAAGGAAAAATGTAATGCAGTCGATTTCCAGCGCGGATTAGATATAAAGGAGAATAAAACAGTGGAAGAATCGATTTACTATTTAGTGCGCGATTCGTTCGTGGACCAGGGCGTCGTGTTCTTGGGAGGATATGGAACCGCACTCTACTCTAAATATATGGAACACGACCAGCGCCATCAAGTGGAAAAAATACCAGATTTCGACGTATTGGCAGATTCGCCCGAGAAATGCGCGGCAATTGTGCGCGATAGATTGATGGATGCCGGATACAAGAATATCAAAATCGTTCAACATACACCTTTGGGAGAGGTAATCCCGGAACATATAGAACTGAATATGAATGGTGATATTATTGCATTGATTTATAAACCAATTGCGTGCCACAGTTATAATCGTATCGAAGTATCCGGAAAACAAGTATTGGTTGCAACAATTGATACGATGTTGAGTTTCTACTTGGCATTTTTGTATGCAGATAAGGCGTATTTCGACAAAGACCGTATGCTATGTATGTCGTCGTATTTGTTTGAAGTCGAACAACGAAACCGATTAGAACAGAAAGGGCTCCTCAAACGGTTTTCTCTCGATTGCTATGGGAAACAACCGACGCTGGAAGAAATGCGTGCCGAAAAAGCGCGCAAATATCAAGAATTGCAAGGAGCTTCTAACAAGAAGGAGTTCGAGATGTGGTTTTTCAAATACGAACCTGCGAAAGACAAGACAAAAGGGAAAAAACGCCAGTACATAACTGTTTCATCCCCTTCCAGATTCTACCCACGAAACTCATATACTTCGCTTCGCTCGGAGAATCCTCGAACACCTACCGCTACGCGTCCTGAGTTCTTCGCAAAGCTAGACAACACTCCTACGAAAACAATAGAGATACGGTCGAAACAAAGAACGACTCGAAAAAAACAAAAACGAGAGGAAGCTGGTCCTTATGCAAAACGGACATTTTATTTTGGCAAAAAGAAAAGAACATAGAACCAGGAAAATCTTTTACTCTATCCATTTTGCAGCGTTCACCACACCATAATAAATACTGCCGAAAACGGCACTCTTAAATATCATCCCCGTCACATTCAAATTTCCATCCTCTCCAAACAATCCTGCAAACTTCAAATATCGTGCCATCAATCGATTTATTGCCTCCACTTGAAAAATCAGAAAAAGCACTGCTACTATAATCGGCATCTGTAATTCAGCAATAATATCGAATTTTCGTTGAACTGTCTTGCGGGTTTCTTCGTTCGTTTTGGTTTCGCGTATCCTCTCTTCTTGGTCTAAAACATAATCTTCTGTCAATTTGGGAGGAGGAGGTAAATAGTTTGGCTTGGCACTTTCGTCGCGAAATCCAGACATATCCAATGGAATATCTTTTGGAGGAAGAGAATATTGCGGCGCGTTTCCTAAAGGTCCTTGGTCGAAATCGTAAGAGGGTGGCATCGCTGGTTGCATTCCCTGTGCTCCTCCTCTCCCACCTCCATATTCTGGAAGAGGCATCGAATCCATTCGTGGTTGTCCTTGGACATATGGATTCTGGTGGGGGTTCATTTGGCGGTAGGTTGTGGATTCCATATCAATTCCTCTATCTGGCCCACCTTGTCGAGATGTGTTGTATCTCTGTTGGTCTTGAAATGGCGACATTGTCACATTTTCAGGCAGGTCCATAATATAAGTACTAGAGTTCGTCATCAGAAATCAGAAGTATATCATAACACATATTCTTTGTTGTTCGTATTAAACGACAAAGAATGAAGGGTCAGGCAAAAAGAGAGAGGACACGCGAACGTTCTTAAGCAAATCCAAATTGCGCTCCGAATTCACCATCCTCTTTTGGTTTTGCCCGCACATCCAATACCCGTTTTGTTTCATCGCATTTACCTGAGGATTCCGCATCATATTTATAGCACTTCTCACCGTGTTTAAATATTTTGCCATCCACCTCGCTTAAAACGGGTCCGACAAATCGAATGCATTTCTTCTCTTCGCAAACTGTTCTAAACATTGTTGCTAGACCTAACCCGAGAAGAATAGAAATAAATATTTTTCCCATCGGCGAATTTAATAGTGCTTTAATTTGCATTTTGAATGATGACGCGTCTGTTTACTATATGTTATTGCCGTATTATTCCTTTGGCGACAAATTTACTCTTGTGGTGGCAATTTCGCGATTTTGCCATCCGCTGGACATTTCACCTCTGTCTGTTTGAAATGGAAACAGTTTCCAGTAGAATCTTTGTACTGCAATAAATCCACTGATTCGGGAGTTGGGTAGACATATACGACACGTTTATCTGGCTGATACAAATAGACAAATAACATACCTATAGCAAAACTAACGATAAATACTGGAATATTGATATATTTCGACATCTGATTTGCTTATATATTAACCGTCGATGATAAATCATCTATGATTAATACTGGGTAAATTACAATTCAACTACGTCACTGCGTATCTATAACCTACAAGACATTCACCTCTCCATTATTTCTTATTTGCTTTTTTCTTTTTATTCGACGTGTTTTTTGGTTCGGTCTTATTAAACATTGCAACTAATTCCTCATCATTGAGCGATGGGGCTTTTGAATATTCCGGTGCGGCTTCTTCTTCCCCCAATCGGAACACCGCCCGACCGGGGTCCTCCGTAAGTTCAATATGTTTTTTTGCGGATTCGGCTTTTTCCTCCATTTTCGAACGCATCCTCTCTTTCGCCGCCATCTGTTTTTGCATTCTTTGCAATGCACCCATATTAATGCCGGTTTTTCCACCGGCCCCGCCCATACCCTTTGCAAGATTCTTGAACATCTCATTCATCGGCCCCATTCCTTTCATACCTTTCATTTTTCCCATCAACTCACCCGCTTCTTTCATAATCTCCTCTTCCGATATTTCGCCGGATTTCATCTTCGATTGCAATTTACCACTAATCGTCTTCATTAACGTCATTATCTTCTTCGGGTTTTTAATCATTTTATTTATCAAGTCGCCGGTAGTATTAACACCATTCGCAGCACCTTCATCGTCAAACAAATGCTCTACATCTTGCGATATTTCTTCCGCGAGTTCTTTTGCTAAAGAACCGATTTTACCGTCAAACAACCCTTTCAAGTGCTCGTGCAAATCATTTGCGTTCGGCATTTCACCTTTTTCGGTTCCTTCTCCTCCGTTCGCCCCTTCGAATGCATTTCTAAACGACTCCATATTGGGAATGCCTCCACCTCCGCCCATATCTGCCGCAAAATTCTTCACAAAATCTTCCATATTGGGAATACCACCAGCTTCTGACTCAGAACCATTCGTGGATGATGATGCCCCACCCGTTGGCGCATCATCTTCACCTAAATTGCGGAAAAAACTACCAATCTCCTCTAGCGTCTTGTTTAATTTTTCCTGCAAAGCATTTTCGTCGACACCTTCAAAAATATCAGCGGCATCTCCAAATGCGGATTTATCTCTTACAGAATTCACCACATTCATCAGAATCAACTGCAAATATTTCCATATCGCGGACCGGGTTGTTTCCGTCACACCTTCGCAATTATAAAGAAGGCGGAATTCCACGGCGGGCAAAAAACGAGTATTGATTTCGGAATCTTCTTTGAACATATCGTCGTTTTGATACAAAATGTCGAAAAAACGTTCCGGATACACTTGGGTACAGTATTTGAACAGACGCGCAATATCTTTCTCCGGTACATCTTCTACCGTCCATTTTTTCCAGAGGACGCCGTATTCCGGAAAAGTAGTGGTCAAATCTTTTGCAAAATCGCGAATAATGGTATGGAATTTAGCGGGAACTATAATAGTGTCGTCGTTTTCTGTCATTATTTTTATTGTCGTGTCGCGTCGCGTAAAAATATATATCTGCCGCATATTTGCGTTTATGTTCTTTTACGAGAGGAGAGGATTTTTTGTATTGCAAAAAATTGAATGAAAAATTATTGTAAATCATTTGTGAATTAATGCCCAGATTCAAATATATTTGCTTAATTACCGACTTTCCTATCCTATTCCACTCAAAAATGTCTCATTACCGAAGAATGACTAAACAAGAAGTGTTTGACAGTTTGGATGCATTTATCTCCAAAACACAACCGGTCAATGTATACGGGGTCACCTGGATTGATTCGCGAGATGGCAAAAAAATATATAACAAAATGATTCAACCCGACGAGCCGCCTCAATATAAAATCTTCAGTAAAGGGCTTGACGGATGCCACTGCTTTTCTCTATACAAATCTTGCGAATCGAAAATATATTTATTTGCCGTCACAATGCAAAATCCGAATAGATATATGGAAATAACTTCCGAATCAGCATTCGACAATTTGTAAAAAATTGAAACCGATTTTGCCGTATATTTATTACAACACATAACCCAACAAATAACTTTTCCTAATCAATTTAAAAGAACCCCCCCACGAAAGAAAATGGACGATTTTGGATATGTCAAATATGTATATGGTAGTGTAGCTGACCCCAGTTGGCCAATTGAACGGAAAATCGCGTGGCTAAAACGCCGCGAATTCTTGCGAAACAATAGAGATGCATTTATTCCAGATGATAGACCAGGCGACAAAGAATACCATCGATGGTGGCACACAAAAGGTAAGTACCAATCATTAATACATTATGTGGAAGGCAATCAAATTATGTATTAGATAAGACGACGGATACAAAAAAAACGCATAAACATACACATACATATTTTTATTTGCAATATAACATCACCATACAATGTACAAATTACTCGTATTTTTAACGTCGGCGATTTAGTGCAACGACCACCGAAAACAGATATATATACACCTTTGGACATTTAAATTGCCGATTTACTTATCAATTCAACTACGTGAGCTCATACGCAGTGATACTTCGCTCACTCTGTCACTGCGTATCTATAACCTAGTGACGGCACAAGCGAAGCTGAGAGCGACAAAGCACTGCGTATCTACTAACGTAGTTGAATTACGTTGTAGTTGTCTCTTGAAAACACATAAAAAATACACCTTGAATTTATCATAAGAGAAATGTTTCTACATCCAGAAAACCAACAATTATTATGGCAGACCCTTCAAAAATCTCCATATTTAGTCGAATTCACACAGAAATTTGCCGGGTATAGAGAGGAATGGTTTCGCAGCATTATAGAACAGTTTTATACGCAGTGGATTTCGCAAAACACTCGAATCCCATCGAACGCCCACGAACTTCTCGAAATCAATAAAAATGCAATTCAAATGATGGTCGTCGATTTGAAACGATTGCTTGGGTACTCTGGTGTTAGTCCCGAACAAAAACATACTCAAACTGCAGGAACGTATATTTTATCTTATAATGTTGCAGAAGAACGAAAAAAACGAGACGATGTTTGGTCGGAAAATTATAGTCGGTATCAAACAGAATATAATCAATTGCTAATGCGACCGGCAGCTCCTCCTGGAGAATTTCCCATTGAAACCGCGGACCCAAAAATAAAAAATATGGATGAGTTAGTGAGAGAACACGCAAAATTTAGAGATATAGAGTTGCAACAGTACCTACCGAAAAGACCACCGGCGCAACGTCAACAACCTGCTACACCCAAATTAAAAATAATGGGCGAAATTGCAAAAGTGGATGAAATCATAAGAGAAATATCTTTGCCTGAAGAAACAACTTTATCACAATCACAAAATGACCTCAACGCAGATATTATTACATTACACTCGAATAATGATTATAAATCGTCTCCATCAGAGCGAAATGTAGCAAATGATAAACGCGTCCGTTGGTCAGAAACAATTGAACACGAAATTGGAAATATAAATTATACGGATGTAGAGGTATTTGATGTATCCGATGTATCCGATGGATAAATATACATCATCGAAGCGATTTCCTTCATAATATCATCATTAAACAAATACATTTCAGTGTGCGAATTGAACTTACCTAATGTTTGCTGCTCGGTTCCGGCTTCAAGCATAATATATTTCTTTCTTATGCTCCATTCTAGTCTTGGCAAACGGAGAGGGTAGTTTATTGTCCTCGTCCCTCTAAAGATCTCAGTCGGAACGTAATTATTCACATTGCCTATATCCCAATGTTGAAAATCCTGGTCCAATCTATAACAATAAGTGAAAATGGAATTCATATTTTTTACATTTGATACGTCCCAGGGGAGATGTTGATCGAACTTTATGCAGTGATAAAACATATGTGTCATTTTTTTCACGTTCGAGACGTCCCAGTGGAGAGGTTGATTGAAATCATCACAATGAGCAAACATAAAACTCATATCTGTTACTTTTGAAGTTTTCCAGTTTAACGGTTGATTAAAATATTTCGTAGACCCGAACATTGTTCTCATTGTAGTTACATTTGAAGTGTCCCAATCCGAAATGATGTCGGTCTTGTTGTCAAATAAGAAATTACAGTTGTATCCAGTAAATAGATAAGAAAAATCTGTTATTTGTGTTGTTATCCAAGTATCCATTGTCCCGTACCGTTTTATTGCGGATGTCCGGTCTTTAATGAATACTTCAATGGCCAATTTTAATTCGGATTTATTGGAAGGTGTGAATGGCAATTGTACAATTCTGGGGAGGACCATTCTGAAGATATAAGTGAAAGGATTCTGTAACGAAGGCGTTGCGCATTGTTTCGTAGGAGAATCAACTGGATACGTGCAATTCATTTTTCGGTGCGTTTTATTGTGCAAATAAAAGGAGTTATTTATATTGTTGAGAGGTTAATAAATCACCGGGTCTTTTTCAATTTTTTGAAGAACGCATTAAGCGAAGCGGTAGGTGTTAGAGGACATAACGCAGTGAATACGAAGTGGATACGAAGTGCCGAAGTATCACTACGCATTTATTTCGTAGTTTGAATTTGGGCTATAGATACGCAGTGACGAAATTCGCGAAGTATGAGCGAATGTAGTTGAATTGTCAGTTGGGTCGATTATCTCTCTAAACGCAAAAACATCGAACTCACTGCGGCTTGTTTCCTCTCATTTTCCAATCCTTGTTCATATGCTTGTCTTTGATATTGTTGTATTTTTGCCGCGCGTTCTCGCTCTTTTTGCTGCAATATCATTTCCCCTTGTTGTTTTGTTATTTGTTCGAATTGTTGAGAGGAGCGGGCGCGACCATATTCTTCGACATTTTTATACGACGCAATATTCTGATAATCCGATTCACTCACTTGAAATACGGTCTCGTCTTTATGAACACGGCGCAAATCCTCGAATTTGAGTTTGGCGAAAGGGTCGCCGGAAATATAAACCTCCTCTGCGTCCTCCATCGCACCCGGGTCTTCGTACAATCTCGTCCCAATATGGTGCGTCATTTCCCGCACTCCACCAGTATAACGAGCAACCGCGCGCTGTTGTCGTTTTATTTCCTCCATACTTTGCGACATATTGTTTTTCGTAACTTTCGATGTATCGTAGGTCGCCTGATTATCGCGAAACCAGTCATTCCGCGACTCGTCGATTTTCTGCTGCATCTGTTCTTCAAACACCCGGTTGAAATCGCGCGCGAATTTATCGCCAGAGGCTGCTTTCCCCGCAACCTTTCTAATTCGTTCTTCCTCCTCTCCACCTCCGTGTGTATATTCGTATCCAGATTTTGCTAATTCGGTCATACGAGATTTGCTTTGTTCGACGCGGTGCATCTCTGCATAATCTGTTGCGAGTACTTCGAGCGCTTTCTTATAAAAAATGAAATAATCGGGAGGCATACCGGATTTGTCGGGGTGGGTCATTAATACACGATGTTTTGCTTTTTTCAAACCTTCTATCGAGAGGGTTTCCCGGTTTACCCCGAATAATGCATAAATTTCGTCTAAACTATATTGGCGAATATCGAGATTATGGACGCGCGGATGATTATCGCGGATAGACGACGGACGATGGTCGCAATGTTGTTGTGGTAATCTGGACATTTATAGTATGTTTATGATTGGTTTGCATATTCGTAGAAGTTTAGAGAGGCAAAATAATCGCGTATTTTATTAATACCAATGACCGCCTCACCACCGATTAAAAATCCAAAAATAAAACGGAAGAAGCACAGAAAGAGACACAAGAAACAAAAATCCGTTCCTTTATTGGTGTTCAGTTCTCTTGTGTTTATAACGAATGTAATAACTGCATTATACAAATCAGATTTTATATATGCGGCGTTGTTCGCATTATTAACTGCAACATCCATTGCATTTCATTCGAAAAAATGCCACGTCAAGTGTTCCGCTCTGCTTGGTGAATACTCGAACACCTACCGCTACGCTTTAGCTTCGAATTTCGCAGTCGCAATACTGGATAAACTCGCAATATATTCAATAGTGTGTTATGGGTTTTGGTCGCTTTATAATTTAAATCTGGAATCGAATATGGGCTCTTATCTTTGGAGAGGTCTTATTTTATCTACGTTTTGTTTCTGCATATGGATATATTATTACGGGTATACTGAAAAACAATTCTGTTTTCATCCGAATAAAAAAACCAGCAACCATTATCACGCATTATTACATATGGTAGGGTCTATTGGCCATCATATGATTATATTATCAAAAAATTGAATGACTTTTTATTTCCTTGTGTCATAAGGCAATAAAAATATACTGCAATATTATTTACTCTACTCTACTCAACTCAACTCACTCTTAGCATCCTCGCTAGAAAAATGACAACCACTTTCCCCGTTTCAAAGAAAAATATGTCTTCCAGTGTCTTGTCTGAAATGGACAGACAAGAGGTCGAGGGACTAACTGCGCTTGCACATATGTCAAAACCTAGCATTCCTCTCCGAATTAACTATGACGACATTCTTATTTGTGAGTTCTATTCGGGCTTGAAATTCGACCCGCGCGAGAAATTCAACAAAATACTGAACTTCGCCGAAAAACGCATCGACAGAATCATCAATGAGTATGCCGCCAAAGATTCGTGCAAACCAGTTGGACACGATTCCTGGGAAATCCAAGCTGGATTCATCACCATTAAAATCTGTCTCCACTGTGTGACAAAATACGATTGCGGCACTGATATATTCGAAGATACTGCTATGCATCGTGTTGTCGTGTCTATGTCCGCATTCTACAATACGAAAAAAGTGTATATCTCGACCTCTCACACCAACAAAGTGTTTGAAGGTATAAATACATTTCACGAAAATCTTATTACCGAACTCAAATAATAATTCAACTACATTCGCTCATACTTCGCGAATTCCGTCACTGCGTATCTATAGCCCAATTCAACTACATTCGCGAATTTCGTCACTGCGTATCTATAGCCCAAACACCAGAAACATCAAAAAAACAGAAAAAACCCAGAAACATCAAAAAAAACAGAAAAAACCCAGAAACATCAAAAATACTAAATAATAAATATAAAGAAAAACACTAGAAAAACAAAAACAAAAACCCAAATAAAAACGCGTGTTTTTTTCGTATTTTGGGTTATTCGTTTGAGCATTCGCTTAAACGAATTTCGTGCGACTTTAGTCGCTTCGAAATCGTCATTGGCGATGCAAAAACGGTTTATAAACTGTTTGAGCATTCGCTTAAGTCGTTATTCGCAAAACCGAACTAAAATGTGCAATTGTGTTTTGCAGCCCTTCCTCTAACCCGATTTTCGGAGAAAATCCGAGAAGACGGCGTGCAGCACTAATATCCGGTCGTCTCACCATCGGGTCGTTTTCCATTTTGGGTACTCGTGCAATAATTAATTTGCCTCCAAACAAATTCTCGAAAATGCCCACCAGTTTATTCATAGAGCATTCTGTGTTTGGATTCCCTAAATTGATTGGACCCACCTCTCGCGATGCCATCAATAATAGTATACCGTCCAGCAAATCGTCTATATAGCAAAAGCTGCGTGTCTGTCTTCCATCTCCGCAAATCAACACTGGACTACTATGTATCGCGTGTTTTATGATATTTGTCACCACTCTACCGTCGTCAATATCCATATGAGGGCCATATGTGTTGAAAATTCGACATATTTTGAAATCCCCGCCATATTTGCGGCGATACTCATAAACATAGGTTTCTGCACATCTCTTGCTTTCGTCATAGCAACTCCGTTCTCCCACAGTATTAACATTTCCGTAATACGTTTCTTTTTGCGGATGTTCGAGAGGGTCGCCATATATTTCCGAAGTGGAAGTCAGCAAGAATTTGGCACCGTGTTTAGCCGCCAAATCGAGGATGTTTTTAGTTCCGACGACATTGACCTCTATTGTTTCAATAGGATATTTGCGATATTTCGGCGGGGATGCGATAGATGCTAAATGGTAGATTTCGTCGATTTTGGGCAAACTATCGAGAAGACCTACGTCTTTTACAATATCCCAGCGTAGAAATGCATATCGTTCGGGGCTTTCTTTCTTTGGCTCGGGTGAAGTCAGCAAATTATCTATTCCAATTATTTTACAGTCTGTTTCTTTGAGAAGTCGTTTCACCAGATTTGTCCCAATAAATCCTGCACACCCAGTTATTAGTATTGTTTTCATTATTATTTTTGGACTACAAAACACAGATAAAGAATTAATCTGTTAATTCAATATACTCTATATTAACAAATGGAATCCGAAAAAAGAGAGGTGATTGCAAATATAGAGAAACTGTCGGATGTAGTAAATTGTTTGCAGAATAATCCGGGAGTGTTCATAATGAAATTGGGCGCTGAATGGTGCGGGCCTTGTAAACGAATAGAAGGCTTAGTCCACGCTTGTATGGCCCAAGCACCATCAAATGTACAGTGCGCCGTTGTGGATGTCGATGATGCAATTGAAGTGTATAGTTTTTTGAAGAAAAATCGAGTGGTGAATGGAATTCCTGCTATTTTGGGGTATTACAAAGGCAATTTGAATTATATTCCCGACGAAGTTGTTATTGGGGCGGACCAAAATCAGGTTATTTCGTTTTTCCAGAGGTGCTACAAAGAATCGGAGAAGCATTAAATACGGTCTTTTGTCGTTTTGGATTTTCCTCCTCTCTTTCTTTTTGATTTAGGTGTTTTTCTGCGGAGTTTCTTGCCACCTTTTGTTGCTTCTTGAGAAGCAAATGGATTTAAAGATTCGGGTATTGGAGACGGTTCTTCCGCAGTCGGGGTGGCTTCTTTTTCTTCACTAGATAAGGGATTCATACTATTTAGTGCCTCCATTGGATTACCTACAATGGATTCGGTAGATGTTGCAACTGTTTCTCCTACATTACTGATGTAAGTTGTGTATGCTAAAACGGCGGTCGTTATACCGACCAAACCATATGTGACAACGGGGACTCCATATATTTGCAAATTTACAAATTCGGCCATTCGGAAATTATATATTTTACTGCCATTTCGTTGGGAGATGTCTCTCTTAAGGACTTGAGCAAAATGTATTACTGCAAATCACTTAAAGAATATGCAATATTATAAACCAACAACCCGATATTTACATCGACAATCTCTCTCTCTTTCTCTCTGATTTTTGCAATCAAACAAACTACAGTATGTCCGACACTGATTCTTACAAGTCTGCCCCTTTGGACGATTCATCTGAATATGGGTCCGAATATGGTCAATTCGTAAATGAACGCGGCGACCGTCATTCGGAGGAGTCATCTGGCCACCATATTTCCGCAAAGATAGACCCAACTTCAAAGAATAAGAAATATGTTCGCAGAACCAATCTCGATACGAAACAGAATGTCCGCGTGGAATTCTTTCCCACCAAAACATATCCCAACTCTGGAATCAAAAACGCTATAACAGGAACCTATCAATATGCGAATGGACGATTGCTTAGGACGGGTACGAAGGACGAATATTTGTTCTTTAGTATGATTTTGGCGACGGGCGAATTGGGTCAAAATGCTCCCGTTTTATTTTATGATAGTCCGGAACAATATGAGCGTCATTTTATCACTAAATTACCTTCTGAATTCAAAGAGAGGTGGAATCAAAGAAGAAATGCGGCATTATTTGATTTGAATGCACAGGCAAAGCGCGATGAAAAAGAAGCAAACGGTGGGGTGGTGTTTGTGAAATAAATAGGATGTCCTCTTGACCCCCACCCCGTAGGTAGAATCATATGCAGTGTATAAATACTTCATATGATGTCATTGGTTTATTACAGTCCAGTAAATTGGTTGCTGTTTAGTATACACCACGTAACTAGTGGTTTGTTGTCGGACAATTCATTTTGTGTAATGGTGTAGATGGTGGGAAACTTTAGTTTTTCCAATGCAATTCGGTCTTTGTTTTCTTCTGACAATTCGGGCTCATCATTGTCATCGAGCTCTAATTTCAAAGGGGGCACCGGAGAATCATCGAATTCTAATTTTAAAGGGTTGGGAGTTTGTACCGCTACGCTTTCGCTTTCGCTTAAGGCGTTTTTCGCAGATGGAGAAGTGTCTGTGTCTTGTTGCGGTTCTGTATCAGGTTCCTTATTTGGTTGTGTGTCTTGTTGCGGTTCTGTATCAGGTTCCTTATTTGGTTGTGTGTCTGGTTCAGGTCCAGCAGCCGGTTCCCCATTATCCACATTTTGTCCTAAAGACCGCACTTGTTCATCCGAAACAATATATCGCGTTTTCCAAGCAAACATTGCATATCTCCTTGGATTGACATCAGCCAACGGACGCAAAGTAAAGCAATACCTCTCATCATATTCATCTGCAATACCATTTTCTTCTTTGTTTTGAGGAGTTCCGTATATTTCCGTCTTTCCGTGTAAGACAAATGGGTCTTCTTTCGAATCAACGGGAGAGGACGAGGTTGCGACCGTTTGATACTGTTTTTCCTCTTGTTTAACATTCACCCCAAATACTACAAATGGAAACAGAATATCATTTCCTTCCGAATCTTCGATGTTCCAGAGTTTATTGTTCTTAAGAAACAATTCGGAGATGCCTGGGTCGACATCGTCGTTTATTATTTTTTTCTCGAATAACAATTCGTCTACGGTTGCCCATTTTAATTTTGCGTTTGAATTGGCGTCGCAAATTGGGTATAGTTTGGAATCTGGATTTCTGCAAAATAATAATCCGGATTGCGCTTTATTTTCAGGAGTTTGAACAATCGTCTCTAAATAATCATAATTTAGGAATGCGAATATTTGACGGTTGCCTTGTACCTCCTCTGCCAATAATCCAACATACATAGAATCTAACTCTGATTCGATTTTTTTGCATTGCTCTTTAGCAGAATGAATAATTGCTAATTCAGGGGAGACGAATTCTTCTATCGTTTTTGGTTCATTTGTATTTTTCTGGGTGCTTGTATCTTGCTGCATTTGGTTGTCTAACGGGTTATTTACGTTTGCATCTTGGGTTGGTTGGGGTTCTACCTGGTTTGGTTCTTCAGATGGCGGTTGTATGTTTGCATCTTGGGTTGGTTGATGTTCTATCTGGTTTGGTTCTTCAGATGGCGGTTGTATGTTTGCATCTTGGGGTGGTTGAGGTTCTACCTGGTTTGGTTCTTCAGATGGCGGTTGTATGTTTGCATCTTGGGTGGCTTGTTGTGTTTGTTTGTCGAGAGGAACCGGTTGTTCTTTTTGTCCTTCATTACCTCCCATTTGCCCACCACATAATTGCAATTCCAATGTCTGCAATAACTTATCAAACAACTCACATTTAAAACCCGTATTGTTTTCTTCTGGGTCTTGAATCGAAGTATAATGGAATGATGGAAATCCCCATTTTTCTCCATTTTTAACAGTTATGAATTTTAGAAAAGGAGTCGGTCCATTTCCGTCAAAATCGCAAGATGTATCCAGAGAATAAATGCACAAATGTACATTGCCGTCATATGTATCTGTTTCGTCTTTCAACACATCTTCAAAATCGCGCGCAATTGGGTTGTCTTCTAAATACTTATATTCACCTGCACTACTACTGACGCCGAATACTGAATATATAGAGTCGAAAATAGCTCCGCCTCTGGCTTCTCCGCCCATCATTTTCGGCTTTACAACTTGAATCTTCGCGAATTTCTGTGATTTTTTGTCATCGACTGGCACTTCTTTGAATGTAAAGTCCCTTTCAACCTCTGCAGTTACTGGTATTTTATAATTGAAATCGGGATGCAATTGCACTAAATTTAGAAACAAATCGAAATTCGTATTCGGGTCTTCACCTACTCGCGATTCAACCATCTCATATCCATAATGTTTTTCATCTTGCGCTTCTTTGCTCGGGTCATCATTCGGGAATTGTTGATAGACCCGCATTTTCACATTCGTCTTGGAATTATGTTTCGATTTGATGTAGTCTGGGTCGGGAGGATTCGACGCGCGAAAGAAATCATCCATATTCGGCATTATTTTATCGAGACTCAAAAAATAATAGTAATAGTATAAGTCGTCAAAATACACCGGGTTTGCATACATATTCATATTTCGTAACAGATGTATGGTGAATAAAAGCATTTCACGAAGTTTCGTTTCATCATCTTTGTTGTTTTGTGTTTCAGAGGTTTGGTATGTATCCTCACTTTCGGGTTGTTCTTTTTCGGATTGTTCTTTTTCGGATTGTTCTGTATTTGTTTTGCCTTTTTCGGATTGTGATGCATTAATACTTGCAGCGACAGCAACAGAAACGGCAGCTGCATTCGATGCGGAATTATTGTTTCCTCCTAATACTTTTGGTAAACGAGCTGCAACAGCTGCAGAAATAGCAGCAGAAATATTTGATGTATGCTTATTGTTGGAATCTGATGTTACATTATCATTGGTTTTATCTGGTTGAATTGTTTTATTCACAGTTGGTTCTGCCGGTGGTTGAGCTGGATTGTCGGCGGACTCGTTTTTTTCAGAACTGAAAGTGTCGCTAGTGTTTTTAAGAGGTGCGTATTCATTCAAATCGGAAATCAATTGCATATAAACCTGCAAAAAGAATGGAATGTATTGGATTTTAATATCTTCTGCATTACAAGGTCCTTTTTTCGGGTTTTTTATGATTTCATTTACAAAATGTTGAATATCAATATCTTGTTCACTATTTTTCCAAGCATCTGGCACTTTGATTTGTCCGGCATCTACTTGCCGTTTGATAAATACCAATAAGTCTGCCATATCATCTGTTTCAAATAAATCAATTAACCAGCCAATTTTAATGCTGCAATCCTTTTTTTGCGGTAAACCACCAGAATACATATTCTTTCTCGTTTTAGTCCTCATTATCGTCGTGTGTCCCATCGCCTGTTTCGTTCGAATCAATCCAGCATAATATTTTTGCCATTCTTCTGAACCAGGTTTCCCTAAAAATGCCCGACGGTGTTTGTCTAATTCCGGGTTTTTAATAACACTTATTTTTTCCAAGTCTTTTATTTTCAAACCCGGATATTTTGCTGTTTTTGAATGTGTTTGTTTGTATCGCCGCCACATATAGTCTTATTACTATATGTGGTGATTTTGAAAAGAGATTATTAATCGTTGAAATACACATTGCGATACTTCTCAATATACTTGTCCGGAATAGTGCGCTGTTTAAACAGGTATAGTTTTTGTCGCATATTCATTGGCGCGTTTTTTTTGATTAATTCCGTTTTTCCGGTAAGCATTGTTATTATGAAAAACAAAGAATAGACCCCGCATTCCGTATTTCCCATTTGATGTTCTTTTGGCCAATTTTGGTGAAACGCATATTTGGTTCCAGACTTACGACGAACGCCCGACTGAGTGGAAACCTGGTTTTGTACTCTATCTACAAACACCTTTATTTCCGCTGGAATCTGTTCACCTGCACTGTCGAAATAGAAAATCACCCGTTCTTTCACATCTATAAACAGCGAGACCCAATGAGACCCACTACTTGTATGTGGCGATAAATTGAAAATAATGCCTATATGTGTTTTGCCTCTCTTTATATGGTCCGCTAATTCGAATTTGCATAGTTCGCTTTGGACGCAAGTATTTCCTTGAAGCACTTTATCGAAATCGATTGGAGTCGGACCGATGAATTCGAAATGTTTATATGTATGTTCATATTGTTCCAGCACATTCATAATGTCGAAATTCGACAACCATTCATTCGGATTCTTTTTCCATTCATATGGCTGCTCCGGCGCAAAAATGTATCTATCAATTCGTTTTTTCAGATTCGCGTCTTTCAGTTCATTCAACCAGCAATTTTCTTTTTTGCATTGGACAAATCTGGAATTCAATATTTGCCACAATTTTGTCGGGTCGGTTTCTTCAATCACATCTTCTCCCGAATGGTCGCGATTATATGCATCTCGTATCATAAACAAAATTTTAGGAGTATAACACGAGTTTTTCACAGATATTTTACGGACTGCAGGACTGCAAATCATTCGTTTCGTGATTCTATGAGAGGAGGAATGTTTTTTACCGGCGTATTTTTGTGTTATGTTCATTGCACGGTGCTTTATATTATTCGGAGAATGTGTTATTTTCGAGTTTTTTATTCCTATCGACCATCATCACTTGATTCGCGTTTTCGAATAGTAGCACCCCAATAGGAATATGGGTCATTCTCGACAGAGTTCCGTTTCTTTCGAACATTGAAATTTCCAGTGTGAGCAAACATCATATCATCGTCGTCGAAATCATTGGATTTTTCAGACTGGCTGTATTCTGACCATTCTAAATGCTGTATTGTTTTTTGTATCATTTCTTTGAATTGAGAGCGGAATTCAGGACTAATATCAGAAGTCGAATCGGTTTCATCTTCTTCATATTCATCCAACAATTCAATAAATAATGCAGTTATTCTTGACTTATATTTCGAGAAACGGCGAGAATCTTCTATTCGTTTTTGTTGTTCTTCTGGGCGATTTTTGGCAATGTATTTTTTGTAGTGTTTCGTGTTGGAGAGGAGTTCAAGGGAAAGACGGTCGACCTCTCGTTGTCTTTCTTCGCGAAACTTCTCGAATGATTCTTCATCGACTTCTTTTTCTGGTTCAGGAAATATATTCATTTTGTGCTAAATATAGACGACGGTTGATTTGTATATTAACCAAAGAGGATAATGTTTTCCTACTTTTGCGAAGAACATCGGACGCTTAGCGGTAAGTGTTCGAGGATTTGTAGGTAGAATATATATGCCAGTGTTATATACAAATGTCAAATTCAAATTTAGGAGGTGCAACCTTAGGAGGTGGACCATACAATGGATTTTCGCCCAAACAAACATTAAATGCATACAAAAATAGTGAAGATGTCGTAGGAAGACGTATTCTAGTGAAATCGTGGAATGCCGGACAATTATTTGCAAAAAATGGATACACCCCCAGTGTAGGTCCATTCCGCGCCGTAAACAATATGGGAGATTTCTTGGGACGTGTCAATTATTCTTGCGGTGGACCCAATCCCCAGAACGCCGTCAGACCCGGGTATGGTCGTCTGATTCGTTCTGTTCCCCAACAATGTGATTCTACTGGTGTTGCTGTAACGACTTGCAACCCTAAATTTGTTGCGGACTCTTCCGATTATGTGAAATTCAAGAAGTTGCGTGCAATGAACCGCAATTACAACGATTTAACAAATTCGGGGGATGCACACAACGGGTCATATGTGGCTCTTATGGCAGTTCGTAGGAGATAGATGGATAGAGATAGAGAGAGGAATATATCTTTACCAATTATACAATTATACAATTATACGGTAAATGACAAGCAATATATTTGCATTTCGTTTTAATTTAAAGCATTTAAATAATGGTCAATTAAGTGGAGTGAATGCGATGCCAGCGAAAGATTTAACTTCGAATTCAGATGGAACGTTTGCCGCCGACCGAAAAGCATATGCGAATTTGCCGGTTGATACGAGCAAGATATTGCAAAAAAAATGGATAGGAGGAAATCGCGACGCTTCGGATGTTGCGTCTAGACGCCGTATTTCAGCGGTCGGCTCCTCTCTCAATCCGAGTGGGGGTGAATTCGCATTTACTTCGAAAACGGAGAAGAATACTAGGATAGAAGCGCTAAATCGATGTCGCAATAAAGGAAATTGCGTCCCGCCGAAAGTCAGAGCAAGTAAACACTATACGAATATGCCGACACCTGTTTGGAAACGACCGAATTTAGTGCGAACGAAATTCCACGCGGTGTTGACAAAAGAAAACGCGGCACAAATCATTTAAACCAACCAATACGATAAGACTCCAACTCAGGTATAAATCTACAGATAAAATATATTGCAATTAAACATTTAGGAGAATGCAGAAATATATTGTTGAATTTTTCGGAACGGCTCTTTTCGTCTATATTATTTTAGCAACTGGAAATGCACTTGCGATTGGTGCCACGTTGGCGTTGTTGATTCTTTTAATGGGAGGAATTAGTGGGGGACACGTAAACCCCGCGGTTTCTATTGTTATGGCGGCGGCGGGCAAATTACCGACCACTGATTTAGTTCCTTATTGTATTGCACAGATTTTAGGAGGGTTGGTTGCTTTGGAAATATACAAACGAGTGCGTATTTAAAACGGCGTTGGGCTATAGATACACAGTGACGGAATTCGCGAAGTATGAGCGAATGTAGTTGAATTGACCCTAATGCAAAATAAACCATATCCACACTATATTATTTGCATTTTATATACTATTCATTTCAGCATATAAAATGGCTTTTTCACGAAAAAATCGTACAGTAAAAAGAAGACCAATTTCGAAGAGAGGCGCAAAAAATGTCCCAAAATTTAGAAGAACTTGTGGTGGTTGGAAGGCTAAATTACACAAGTCAAAGTCTAAAACAAAAACATCAACCGATTCGGCAAACACATAGAGTATTAGCGTTGGAATTGCCAAAAAGCTACACATATCGGTGAATGTTGAATTACATAAAGAATACTATAGTGCGATTATATAACAATGTCCTTGGCTACTCTACAATTTATTGCGACACAAGCATCTTATGTTATACCTACGACAGTTGGACCGAATGGCAACTATTATTTGCAAGGAAACTCCGGTTCACAAAACATATTTGTTTACAATCTATCCGGGTCTTTAGTCACGTCTATTACGGCATCGAATTGGTATTATAATTTCTGCACAGATTACTCTAATAATAGAATATTTTGCGCAGGACCTAGTGTACTCGGAGTCATAAATACATTGACAAATATTTTAACAATCCGAAGTGTTATTACAAACCTATATAGTTTAGCGTTTGGCCCAAATGGATACATTTATGCAACTGTTGAGAGCGGATACAGAATCGTAAAAATCGACCCATCTAGCAATGCTCAAAGTGTTATATTTTCAGGCGACCCAAGTATTCAATCTGAAGGAAATGGAATATGGAGAGGATGTGCTTTTGATAATGACGGATTTATATACTGTGTAACCGATGGAATCGGATTTATATACAAATTTAATATTAATGGAACATTACTCGGGTTATTTGGAACTGTAAATAGCAAATACGGGATTGTTTCAAATTTAACATACGACCCAATAAATCGCGTGTTTTATGCAGTTACAACAGGAGGCGCAGTTTACAGAATAGACAAATACGGAAATAGCATATTATATACGACGGTTTCAAATCTCAGCATTTATCAAATCTGCTACCATCAGACGAATAGGACATTCGTATTATCTGGTCGCACAAATACGGGGGGAAGTAATGTTTATATTTTAACGAAATATATTCCACCTCAAGTTTCTAGTGAATCTTATAGTCTGAGCAGCAAACAATTATTGCATTCTTATATATTTGATAATGACTTGTTAAATTATGCAACATATGTTCCGGTAAATGACACAACGTCGAATTTAGTATATATTTCAACTGCAGTGACTGTATTGAAAAGTGGAACCGGGTCTCTGTTTTTCCCAGGTACATATAATACCTACGTCAGATTACCGACACTCAAGTTTATTAATAACGAAATTACGATTGCGGCGTGGGTCAGATTTAAACAAACGCCGTCTATTAATCAACGCATTTTCGATTTCGGAAATGGTCCAGGTGTGGATAATATGTTATTATCTGTTTACGGTTCCGATGTTGAATTTTATACTGGAACTGGTTATAGTTTATCGTTTGCTCTAACTGATTGTAATTGGCACCATTACTGTCTAATTATGGACAGTAGTTCGAATACAAGAGTATATGTCGATGGTTCAGCACACACATTTATACGGTCCGGAGTACACTATTCAAATGTACCTTCTAATATCACCGTTGGAAAGAATCTTACGAGCAATTATATCGGAGGTAGTAATTGGGGACCACAATATTGCTTAGGCGGCAATGTGAATCAGTTTCTTATTTTGAATCGCGATATAACAACGGAAGAATTGTCCTATATATCAAACATAAACAATGACATTTCAATTATGGGCGAGTATCCGTGCTTTCTCCAAGGAAGCAAAATACTCCGATTAGACGTTGAGACCGACGAAGAAGAATATGTTGCGGTGGAAAAATTAAAAAAAGGCGACCTAATTAAAACCGCTACTTGTGGATACAAAGCGGTTGCTTATATCGGGCGTTCCACTCTTCCTCGACCAGCCGACGACCCGAACCCGAAAAACCGTCTTTATAAATTTCAAGAAAAGTCGGGACGCCATCCTCCTCTCTGTATAACAGGAGAACATTGTTTGCTTTACAAACAGAAAGACATTTCGGCGAAGAAAAGACAAGAGGTTCGCGAATATATGGGAGACGATTATATTACGGAAATATACCATCGTGTCCCGGCGTGTTTAGACGACGGGGCAAAACCATATACTGTTGCTAGTCCAGCGACTATATGGCATTTTGCATTAGAGCATAATAATTTATATAATAACTATGCGGTTTATGCAAATGGTATATTAGTAGAAACGTGCAGTATTGACTTTTTATTGAATGCGTCAAATATGGAACTCGTTTAATTCATTGCCCCTCCTCTCGAAACGACCGCGTTTAATGAATTTCCCATTTATGCCAAAGTAAAATATTCGTTTGGCATACTCTATTTTGTGAAAATTATATGGGCTAGTTTTACGCCTTTGAGTGAACACATACCACCATTGGGCAATTCAGGAGCGAAGTACGCGCTCTTCGGAAAAATCAGGTTATTTTATATAATAAATAAAATGCTCCCGGTTATAGTAGCAACATTGGCACCGGTAGTTAATTCAATTCAATTATTTCCCCAATTATACAAAACGTATATAACCAAAAGTGTAAAGGATTTATCATTTTATTCTTTATTTCTCGTTCTAATAACAAATCTACTTTGGTTGTTGCACGGCTATTTCATAGTTGATATTTCACTAATTGCAGCCGGTGTAGTGAATATAATTATAAATGTTGCATTATTATCATTATATTTACTTTACAGGAAAAGTCGTAGGTATAAATAAGAGGTTGAATCTATCGACTCTTCTGAATCATACGAAACAACACAAATAGCCCCACAACCGTCAAAGACCCTAAATAAAACTGAAACAAATAATCATCCGTTGTCTTTTCCGTCTTCATCGGCATTTGGTCCGGAATCAAAGACGCGGATTCTGGATGTTTATCATTCACCGCAATGCTCGAGTTCTTCGGCGCTAAATTCTCCGTGCGAAACTCATACTTCGTTTCTCCTGAGATTCTTTCAATTCCCCCGCTCATATTTCGCGGCGGAATTGCCCCATCCTCATCCGGCAACTTGGCAAGAACCACCGGGTCCATAGTTCCATTCGAAAGAATCTGGTATTTCGACCCCAGCAGAATACTCATTGTTTCAACAGCGTTTATTTTTGACATAGTTCTATTATAGTTTTTGCTGCTATTTATTTACCTCACTGGTTAGTGTCCATTTTCGTCTTATCCCTGAACAAAATATATTGTGCATCGGAAATTGATATAAAGAGCCAAATATATAGTACAATATAGAATGATTCTTCGGTAGCTCAGTAGGTAGAGCACGCGGCTGTTAACCGTGAGGTCGCAGGTTCGAGCCCTGTCCGGAGAGAAAATATATATTTATTGGATTATAATTCAATAAATATTTTGCTGCCAAAAAATTGAATTCTCCTCTCTGCAAATTAGAAATAAGACAACTTTATCCATTTGTCTTATTATCCACTCAATATATCTATAACTATGTCGTGCACTCGTTCCGGTAAAATTTACAACAACACGTCTACTCTCACATTGGAAAAAGAACTACGTCCAACATTCTTTGAACCTCGACCCACTACCAACCGACGACGTTCAATCAGAGAAGAAACCACACAACTACCACCTAAATACGCAGTCAATATCGATTTCGACGACGCGAGCAGGGCGTGGAGAGCAAATAAACGCCGAGTCGGTGAAAGTTGGGTATATAAATCAACTGGAACCGAAACAACAACAGGAACAAGAACCTCCTCTCGTCTCAGAAATCGAAACAAGTAAAAGGTAAGCAATCAATATATCCATTCGTCGTATTTTTAATGAAATGCCGACGAATACATTTTCAGTGCAGCCTCTTTCTGTTCCGGGTAATCGACCATCGGTTTCGGGTATTTGACATCAGAATATTTGCTATATTTTTCGTCCCATTTCAACACGTCCTCGTTCGGCACTTTTTCTAATTCCGGAACCCATTTTTTGATATACTCACATTCGGAATCATAATTTTTTGCTTGTTCCCAAGGACTAAACACGCGGAAATACGGTTGTGAATCCGCCCCCGTCCCAGAAATCCATTGCCAATTTCCATTATTGCTTGCCGGGTCATAGTCTGTCAGTTTCTGTGCAAAATATCGTTCCCCTTTTTCCCAGGAAATCAGAAGTGTTTTTACTAGAAAACACGAAACTAATAATCTGGCACGATTATGCATATATCCAGTCGCATTCAATTGGCGCATCCCGGCATCGATGACTGGGAATCCAGTCATTCCATCGCACCATTTTTTAAACCATCCCACATTGTGGTTCCATTGTATGTGGCGATAGTTCGGTTTCATAGCAGACCCTATTACGTGTGGAAAAGAATACATCACATTTGCGTAAAAGTCTCGCCAATAGAGTTGCCGTATGAACCCTTCGTTCGACCGAAATGCCTTGTACACCTCTCGTATAGAAACGCAACCGAACTTGATATGCGCGCTCAATTCCGAAGTAGAATGATTTAACTGGTCGCGCGTTTTTGCATACGATTTTATATTTTTTGCAGCAATACGCATTTGGCTTATGGCGTTCTGTCTTCCACCGCTGACTATCCTATCTGGATTTGGTGTCCCCGCTGTAAATCTACGGAACGCGTTTGCTAATGTGATTGTATGAGAGGATTTACTACCGCGTCCAGAGAAGTGAATGTGTTTTGCCGCCATCGGTAAATCCACTTTCTCTCGCAACGCGGTTTGGTAAAAAGGCGTGAACTTTTGATAGGTTGTTCTCGCGCCATTTACAATTGTCCCGGGAGGTTGCAGACAATAATCGTGTTCTGTTTCGACCAATACGCCCAGTTTTTTGCATAGTTTTATTATACTGGCGTCGCGTTTGACTGCATACGGACTATAATCCGTGTTGAAACAGACAAAATCGATATTGAACTCTTTGATGATTTGCTCTATAATTGCCGCGTTCTCTCCGTAAAAACAATTGAGTTTGCCGCCCATTTTGTCTATTTGAGAGGATAGGTTTTGTAAAGATTCAATCATAAACTCCACGGCATTCTCAGATTTAAATGCATTCGAATTCGATACTTGTTCCGGTGTAAATATAAATACGGGGTGTATCTGTTTGCAAACACTATTTGCTAAATAAAGACCTTTATTATCAACCACACGGAGGTCCCGTCTGAAAATAAACAATCCATTTTCGTATTTTTTCGACATCTATTTCCTTTATATTATATCTGCTATGTAAAAATTCTCCAAGCGAAGCGCCTCGGTCTCCCGAAGGGAGACTCTTCTCCGCTTGTGGGCTATAGATACGCAGTGACGAAATGAGCGAGGTACGAGTGAATGTAGTTTATTTGGGTTGATAAGTTGCCAATGTCCTAGCACTCGCATCCGTTGCATCTACATATTTCGGCATCCAAAAATACGGAACCACCTCTCCGTGTCCCCCGTAATATGATTCAAATATAGACCGATAATAAAACTGTTCCGCGGTTTTCGGTAGATTTGTATGTGCATTCTTCATAAACGGATTCCTTTCATATGAATCCGACTTAAACTCGCATTTTTCGGCGCAATATTCCTGCAATACTTGATAAAGCGACCTCTCGTGTCCACTGACTCCATCACTAAACGCCTCTTTTCGGCGCATCAATACTTCTTCCGGTAATAATGCGCCGCCGACATATTTCGTCTGGTACTGTTTTCTGGAAAACGCGTGTCTTAGCAACGACTTCTCAATATCGCCGGGTCTATATCGGATTTCCGGACTAATCGATAAATAGAACTGCGTCCATTCTCGGTCTAAGAACGGCGTCCTCGGTTCCAATCCGTGAGAGGATATGGACTTATCTGACCGCAATACATCAAACGCGTGAATGTCGCTTAATAGTCTGCGGCATTCGCGGTCGAACTCGATGGCATCCGGCGCCATCCCCATATAGAGATATCCTCCCAACAATTCGTCTGACCCGTCGCCATTGAATATGACTTTTGCAGAACTATTTGCAGCAATATATTTGCCGAGTAAATAGTTGCCGATACTTGCGCGGACAGTTGTCGTGTCATAGCTCTCGATTGCCCGTATAACCTCCGGTATGGCCTCGCAGAATTCTTGTTCTGTCAGTATGATTTCAGTATGGTTCGTTCCTAAGTGGTCGGCGACCATACGCGCGTATCGGAGGTCGGTCGATTCCGCTAGTCCAATACTATATGTTTCTAATGGCGAACTTGTCGGACGATTGGACCGCATCCAGTCATTTACTAATGCGGCAATCAAACTGCTGTCGAGACCACCTGAGAGGAGACACGCGATGGGTCGTTCGGTGGTCGAACACCGTTTCTCCACCGCACGCACCAAATATTTCTGGATGCCGTTAATGATAGATTCTTGGTGGTGTTCTTCGCGATTGCGAAGAACACCGGACGCGTAGCGGTAGGTGTTCGAGGATTCACCAAGCGGAGCGGAGTAGAAACGAAGTATGAGTTTCGTAGGTTGAATCGATTCGAATACATTGCAGAACGCGGTTTTATGGTAAACTACATTTTTCAATACAGGAGCCCATTCTGAACAAACCTTGTCGGAAAACACATATTTCGAATATGTACCTGGCCGGAAATGTTCTGCTTTATATTTACTACTGCCGTTTACAGTCGAAAATCCAGATAATACTTTCAATTCCGATGCAAATGCAATCGTGGTTTCATCATTCAACCAACCCGGCGATTTCGTGGTTTGATGTATGGAATAGAGAGGACGAACCCCATAAGGGTCTCTCGCAATATAAAGTGTAGACTCACCTAATTGAAATCGCTGGTCCAATAAGACGAATGCGAAAACACCGTCGAGCATTTGCAGGGTTTGTTCGATTCCGTACCTCTCGTATAACCAGAGAATGACTTCACAATCGGATTGGGTGTTTGGTATGACTGGCGACCCATCGGCAGACTTCATCAGAGCATACAACTCCTTGTAATTATAGATTTCTCCATTGCAAATTAATATTAGGTCGCCTTTGATGAGAGGTTGATTCGACTCGGAATTTAGACCGTTTATTGCGAGACGGTGGAACCCTATTGATAATTTGCAGTCGACTTTTTGAATGGAGGAATGGTCGGGTCCTCTCGCTTTTCCCTTTTCGAATTGGGAGCGCACAAAATCATTCGAGTATTTTTGTTCGTAATTCAAAATTGCAAATATTCCACACATATGAATCGGAGATAATGTGTTTAAATCGTAAATCTTTATACACATTATACAATATAATACAATGACAACTACCACTGAATATTATGGCCGTTTATGCAACCAAATTATACGAAATTTAGCAGTTAGTTTCATTGCGGAAAAACACGATTTATTTGTCAGGTATTCTAGTGAGGATTTAATATCCGAATTAGGGATTGATTTATTTGTCGGCAAAAATATTTATGGCCATACTCAACCTTTGAACGACAGTAATTATTTTGCTGTATATAATTGCGAAAACATAGATTATAATTTAGACCCCAATAATGCGTTTTTTCAATCAAACAACATTATAAGTTTGATATACAGCTATTTACATTCAGAACCAGTAAAATCCACAATCATTGAAAAAAATCCATACAAGAAGCGATATAATGCAAACAATGATATATTTATACACGTCCGTTTATCCGATGTTGCGCACCACAATCCGGGCGCAAACTATTATATAAATGCGATAAAAAGGATTCGTAGGTTGAATGACAAAATATATCTATCGACTGATTCGCCGGAGAACCACATTATAACTGAAATTACGGACGCGGTCGCGAGGGGGGGCACGAGCTCAAATATAATTGTACTTGAATACGACGAAGTAAGCACGATTCAATTCGGAAGCACTTGTAAAAATGTCATATTATCACACGGCACGTTCTCTTCGGTAATTGGGTATTTGTCCTTCTTTTCGAATGTATATTACCCGGAAGATGTTCCTGGTAAAGTTTGGTATGGAGAACTGTTTGGCATAGATGGATGGACGAAATTAAGTACTTAAAATTCCGCGGCTAAATCAAACACATTTTCATCCACAACTTTGTTCGCCAACGCATACTCCGAGTTCGTGCGTTCAAAGAAATTCACTTTCGTCTCCACACTAATCAGTTCCATAAAATCAAATGGATTTTGCGACCCATATATTTTGTCATATCCCAATTGCAAGCACAATCTGTCTGCAACGAATTCCACATATTGAGACATCAACTTCGCATTCATCCCCATCAATCTATCCGGCAAAACATCTTCCACGAACTTCTTCTCGATTTCCGCCGCCTCCTTCACAATCTCCACAATGCGTTTCTTCGCCAATGGTTTCTCCAACTTCGAATACAACAACACTGCAAATTCTGTATGCAATGCCTCATCGCGACTAATAAACTCATTCGAAAGAGTCAATCCCGGCATAACGCCCCGTTTTTTTACCCAATATATTGCAGCAAAAGAACTGCTGAAGAAAATACCTTCTACACAAGCAAACGCAACCAATCTGGCGGCGAAAGACGACCTATTATCACCTATCCATTTCTTCGCCCAATTCGCTTTCTGTGCAATCGAAGGATGCGTCTGTACCGCACGAAATAGTTTGTCCTTCTCCTCCGAATTCTTAATATACGTCTCTATCAACACACTGTACATCTCACTGTGGATATTTTCCATCATAATTTGGAATCCGTAGAAAGCACGCATTTCAGCTAATTGCACATCATTCATAAACCGGGTCGCCAAGTTCTCCATAACAACGCCATCCGACGCCGCAAAAAACGCAAGTACTTTGCTGATAAAATGTTGTTCGTCCGTTGTCAGTCTGTCCCAATCTCCCAAATCTTTCGATAAATCTATTTCCTCTACGCGCCAAAAACTGTCTACCTGTTTCTTGTACATCTTCCATACATCATTGTGCTTGACGGGAAACATAACATATCTCGAATCATCCTCTCGGAGAATCGGTTCAATATGTTCCTGGCGCTTTATTTTTTCTGCTTTTGGTGTGGTTGATGTGCCATTTTCGACATTTTTTATTCGACTATCTAAACTACTATTTTCATTCTGAATTTCCGTAATAAGCGTATTATCGATTTGCATTGACTGGACTTCTGACATTTGTGCTAAATAATATATTGCCTCGATTTTATTTCCTTTACGGTAAATATATAATGCGTATGTTCTGGTATGTGTAAAATGCAAACGCCGCCGAAAAAATAATTCTATAGTGGATTTTGCCCGTATGGGAAACAAGTTTAGCGAATATAATCGGGTAATGTATAGAAGTAGTCTTTTATTTTTGCTTATTTCAAAATGACTGCAAAACCACCTATTAAAGAATTGGATATAGAACAAAATGCTGAATTTGTACTATTAGATAATAACATTGGGATGCCTTCTCAACGTCGCGGTAGAAAAGGCCGCAAACAGAAGAAAAAAATCGACCGTTCCGAATTAACCTACTATTATGAAGATTTGTCTCTGCCCGAATTAACCCGATTGTCAGACTTTGGACTCAAGTGTTCAAATTCATTCAGTGAACTTGCCACATCGGCTCCTCCCACTATCAAAAAATATTACGAAAATTTCGAACATTTATCGGCGAAAGAAAAACTGCAATTTGAGTCGAAATTTACCACGCCGAAGAATCCGCATCAAGCAGAATATGTATCTGCATTGAAAAACAAGAATAAGAAGATAGTGGTATGTACGGGTCCAGCGGGAACAGGTAAAACGCTTTTTGCGACGGAGTATGGAGTCCGGCTGTTTTTGATGGGAGAGGTGGAGAAGTTGATTTTCACACGTCCGTCGGTGAGTGTAGACGAAGATTTGGGATATTTGCCGGGAACCTTGGAGGATAAAATGGCGCCGTGGATACGCCCCATTTATGATATTTTGTATGCGTTTTTAACTCCTGCAGAAGTTACTGCATTGATAGAAGACAAACTCATTGAGATTGCACCTTTAGGATATATGAGAGGACGCACATTCAAGAATGCGTGGATAGTTGCGGATGAGATGCAGAACTCGACTATATCGCAAATGAAAATGTTGCTGACTCGTCTGGGGGAAAACAGCCGAATCATTGTTACGGGAGATTTAGAGCAATTTGACAGGACGGGACCGTACAATGGATTGGACGACTTCCTCTCGAAATTGCGCGGAAAAAGAAGCGACAGTATCAGTAGTTTTGAATTCGATAGAGAGGATATTCAACGAGAAGATGTGGTGAAAGAAGTGCTGGAAATTTATGCGGCGTACGAAGTCCCTGCAAATTATATTGCGAGTCCATCTTCCGATTAATCTTCTGGGATTTCTCCGGATAAGCTGCTTAGGTAGAATACATTTTTATGTAAAAAATAAAGATGTATGTTATATTTGCAAATACTTATTTTAAAAGATGTCTCGTATGGATGCTTTTTTCGCCAAAACCCTAAAGAAAATGAACTTTTTGAACAGTACGCGAGATGTAATTCACAACAAATTTGTCCTATATTTCATCTTTTTTGCGGCATTATTTCAATTGCTATTTTCAATTGTACATCAGGATTATTTGTATTGCGTTTTATTTCTTTTGGTCGGATTTCTAATTCAGTTTTTCAATAAAAATATGACGGTTATTCTGACTCTCACTATGGCGATTTCGACTATTCTTAGCAACATCATTAAAGGTGGTAAACTGAGTGTCGAGGGATTAGAAACAAAAACAAAAACAGAACCAGAAACGAAACCCGAGAGTAGTGAACCCGTTGAAGAAATGGTTGCTGACACAACAGAAACCAATAAACCAACTGCAAAACCAACTTCTTCTCCAAAGAATGTCGAACCAAAGAAAGTTGAACACGCGCCAACTACATCTCCATCGCAACTAATGGAGACCTTGAAGGACCAAGCACTTGATTTACAAGAAGCACAAAAACATATTATTGATGGGTTTGAGAAGATTGAACCACATATGGATAGAGCAGAAACGTTGATTGGGTCTATCCAACAAACCGCGCAAACGATTCAAGGAATGCGAAATATGCAAAATGTTTAATTCGGATATTAGGTAGATAAACAGTGACGGCACAAGCGCAGCTGAGAGCGAAGCTGAGAGCGAAGCTGAGAGCGAAGTATAACTGCGTATCTACTCACGTAGTTGAATTGGGAAGAACGCCTTAAGCGCAGCGGTAGGTGTTCGATGACAGATACGAAGGTTGAATGGATGTAGACTAAGGAATTGTCCCATTATATAATAAAAATACTAGAAATAACATAATATGCAAAGACAATTTCCTCAGGCAAATACGCCGATATTAGACTTGAGTAAATACAGAATGGACAGCGATTCATTGTTAAGGTCCGTTATTTCCTCCGTTCCACAGCCTCCGCCGGCCCCTACTCTTCCATACGATATGTCTCGATTGTCCGATTTATCCAAATTATCTTCCGAATTATTGGATAGTCTTGCTGTTGAAGAAGAACCCGATAAAAACAAACCTCCTCCGGATTTCGATTCAAACACAGAGGCTTCAAAAAAAGATTTAGATAAAGACATTAAATCCAGTAATAAGAGTTCCGGTTCTATTCTGGCGATGATTTTCAAAATCGTTCCAATCGGTGTGAATATTGCAAAACGGGGGAAAACGATTTCCGTTGGATTTAAAGAATCCGCGAAAGGAATAATGGACTTGGTAATTAATACTGCTTTGCTTACTGCACTTATCGGCATTGATTCAATCAATTTCTTATTTCAATATGGAGTGTTTTTGTTTAAACTTCTCATATGTGCCGTTCAGTTTATTATGAATTCTCCGAAATGTCTTTTTTTCTATTTTATTCAATTATATGTATTTATTGTGATTGTTATTCTCATTTCAATATGCTTCTTATGTGATGTGTTTTGTATGGTTAAATATTTTACCGGGATGAGTTGTGTAGAAGGCTTTTTGATGTTATTGCAATTGCTCGAAGTTGCAGATAAATACATTTATTCAAAGGCATCTTGCCATATAATACATTATCCAGACACTGTAAATGATATGTGCTATAATTGCAGTTCAATGGGTGATACAACTGCATTTATGAACGTATTATCACGAATGTTTAATTACATATTTGTAGATATTCCGGAAAAAATAGGAGGATCGGTCGGTGAAACTATAACAGGAATTGGTCATATACTGAGCTTCTTGGATATAACGTAAGCCTCTCAAATATGTGCATTTAGTATAGATTTTTAAGTATAACTATAGTAAATGTTAGGAGATTCAGAAATAGCTATACTTGATAATATATCGAACCAATATGGCGGATTTAAAACGTTATTATCCGGAGCGAAAAATAAGGGGTTTTCGCAATTTTCACAGACACCAGACATCAATTCCGCCAGCGATAGTGCCACATCCATATTTAATCCTTCCTCCATTTCCAATTCAATGAACGTCAACCAAATAATGAATAGAATTGTTGGTGGGTTTGCATCTACATTTAATAAAACAAAATCATTTCAGTTCAAAATAAACAATTCGAAAATTAACGACAAAGGTCCCCGTGGAGGTCTGTTGAAGCAATTATTAGCGTTGATAATGGGTATTGTCGAATTGCCGAAACGGTTTACGTATTTATCTAAGTCGTTAATGGGTGCAACAGCGGCATTAGCTTTGGGTGCGACTGGAGTATATCAGTCCCTTGCACTAGGCATAAAAGACATTTATCTATTATTGCTTGCAATTGGAAATATAATCGTTAAATATATTTTGTGTATTTTGAGTTTTATAATTACTACAATAGCTGGTTGTTTTCTAGTACATCCAATCACTTTATTTTTTGCTATATTGTATGTGTTTTCTATTTATTTGGCCGGCCTTTTGGGGGACGCAACCGGTATAGATATAAAATATTTGATTGATGATATGGCGGATAATATACAATGGCCAGCCGTAATAAATACCGTTTGTTATTCTTGCTTTGGGAAACGAGTTAAATTGCGCGATATATTGACCGATGTGAAAGTAATAGAAGACGCAGGCAATCGGATTGCACACGATTTTAATATTACAATGCCGCGATATATGAAACGGGCAAAACCTCCCGCTAAGGGCGCATTAAAAGACTTGGATAAAGCAATCAACTAGAAACCATTCTTGAGCTATGAGCTCTCAACTTCGTTTAGGTTATAGATACGCAGTGACGGCACAAGCGAAGCTGAGAGTGACGAAGCACTGCGTATCTACTCACGTAGTTGAATTAGGTTATAGATACGCAGTGACGGCACAAGCGAAGCTGAGAGTGACGAAGCACTGCGTATCTACTCACGTAGTTGAATTGTGCCGTCACTGTGTATCTATAA